ATGGCATCCGAAGAGATCGAACCGGAGCCGATCGAGCGCTACGACCTTGCCCCGATGGCGGCAAGTTGGGTTCGCTCCCTCCGCTCCCGCAACGCGTCAGACAACACGATCCGGATCTACTCAGGCGCCGCGAAGGCGTTCGGCAAGTTCCTGCTCGAGGAGTACGAGCCGGCCGCCGAGGGCTCGAAGGAGCCGCCCACAGAGCTCGGCGAGATTCACCGCGAACACGTCGAGGCTTACGTCACGACGACCATTGCGCGCACGAGCGCGAGCAATGCCCACGTGCACTACCGGTCGCTGAAGACGATGTTCAACTGGCTCGTAGACGAGGAAGAGATCGACAAGCACCCCATGCGGACGATGAAGCCGCCGACCCTTGCCGAGGTCGAGGTGCCCGTGATCTCCGACACGGAGCTCTCGAGGCTCTTCCAGACATGCCGCGGCAAGTCGTACGCCGAGCGGCGCGACGCGGCGATACTGCTGCTCTTCCTCGACACGGGGGTGCGCCTCGCGGAGTTGGCCGACCGCAGGGTCGGCGATCTCGACCTCGATCTCTGCGTACTGCGCGTGCTCGGGAAGAAGAGCAAATGGCGCACGGTGCCGTTCGGCAAGACGACAGCGCTCGCGCTCGACCGGTACATGCGCGCGGCTGCGAAGCACAAAGGGAAGCCGCTCGACGCCGACATGTGGCTGTGGTGGGGCGCCGGCGGCCGCCATGTCATGCACCGGTTCACGATCTGGGGCGTCGGGCAGATGCTCAAGAACCGGTGCGCGCAGGCGCAGATCACCGCGCTCCATCCGCACCAATTCCGGCACACGTTCGCGCACAAATGGAAGCTCAGCGGCGGCAGCGACGACGACCTCATGCGGATCACTGGATGGAGCTCGCGCGAGATGATCAACCGGTACGGCGCGTCGGCCGGCAGCGAGCGAGCGCGCGCGGCGCACGCCCGACTCAGCCCGGTCGACTCGCTCAGGTAGCGGGCACAAGAAAGCCCCGGCGGCCGGCTCGCGTGAGCCGGCCCGTGCCAGGGCAACAGGGGCGGGTCGGGCCTATGGCTCGACCCGTTCGACGTTCAGGCAGCCGACGAGCCGTGGAATGCGCAGACAGACGAGCGCGAGGGCGGTCGCTTCGTCCATCTGGGCGGGATCGTGAGCGACTCGCACATACGTGCCGAAGTCTCTGAACAGCATCGGCGTACCTTCGTCGAGGTCGACCGGTTCAACGCGTACATCTGTCACCTGACCCCCTAACCCGCTTGGGCTCTCCGGGCATGCCGGTTCGCACAGGCGTTCGAAACGCGCGAGGTCAGATCACCATACGGGTTATGAACCACCTTGCGCAGGGTTCACACACGTAACGGCGCGTCACCTTCGCATTGTGACAGTTCAGAGATAAACCGTTTCGTATGAACAACACACGATCGAGTGACCCCGCAAACGGAGTCGACGCCTACGCGTCGCGGGCGTCGCGCTCCCAACGCTCGGCGACCTCACGAGCCTTGGGGGTGTCCCCCGCAGCGTCGAGCGTCCGGATCATCGTCGCCGGCGCTCCGCCCTTCAGCTCTTCCTCGGTGTAGCCGATCGTCTGTAGGTGCGCAGCCGCACCGACGATCTCGCGGGGCAGACCGAGCCCTTCCGCGAGCGCAGAGACGAGCTTCGGCGTGACCTTGTACCCCTGCCCGCCGATGATCTTCGCGATCAAGCTCTTCCCCGGGGCCCATTCCGTGTCCGGGTCGATGGCGACCGCGGCGAACTCTCGCGTGCTGAATCGCCTATCGCTACCGACGTGCGCCTTCACGAGCTCGGTGAGTGCGTCGCGCTGCTCTGGCATGGTTCCGCCTCTCCGGTCACTCGCGTCCACACCGCCCATGCGGTACAGGGGCGAAAAATAGCAGGTCAGCACGTACAACCGTCCTGCACTTGCGCATCATTGTCCACGATCGAGGGCAGCGCCGGGGATATGAGTCCGACTCAGATCGAAAATTGCCTGTTTCCATACCTGCCCACGTTCGTGGACACCGCATATGCGATGTGCTTTAGTGGAGCTGCCCACGAACGTGGGCAGCTCGACGGAGGCGCTCATGATCCATGCCCGATGGCATCTGTACGACGGCGAGACGCTGCGGACACTGATGCAACGGGCACCGGGCGGCAGGTCACTGACTATGGAAGAGCTCGGCGAGCGAGTCGGGCTCTCGAAGTCGAAAGTCGGAATGCTCATTTCCGGCGAACGGCCGACCGTTCCGCTCGAAATGGCCGACAGCATATGCGCAGTTCTCGGTGTCCACCGGGGCGCTCTCTTTTTTCAGCCATTGCCCACGCCCATGGGCGCGGGCAGGCTCACCGGAGGTTCACGCAATGGACGAGATCAACACGAACGAGCGGTCGCTGAAGATGCGGATCGCGGCACACACGAGCTGGGCGAACACGACCGACCGATCGGCCCGTACCGCCGCCGCCCGTAAGGCGTCGCACTGGACGCGGTTCCTCGACATGGCGCGCGAGCAGCACCCCGACGCCACCGAGCAGCAGATCGAGCAGATCGCCGAGTCGCTGCGGAAGGCGCATTTCACCGAGCTCGCCCTGCGTTCGGCTGCGTCCCGCCGCCTCAACGGGCAGGCGAAGCGCTCGCAGCGCACCGCCCGCAACCGCGCCGAGCTCGCGCAGTACGAGGCCGACCGCGACCCCGCCGCGGCGTAGCACCCCGACGCGAGTCGGGGCCGGCCCGGACCGGCATCCGGATCGACCCCTTATCGGCTCGCACCCCACCACAGCTAGAAAGTGAGGCGATCGCCTTGAGCGCTCAGCCTATCGAACGCCCCCCGCTCACCGACTTCGACCGCAAGGCCGACAACGAGCTCGCCGTCGCCGCGATGCTCGACTACCTGCCGCTTCCCGCCGCGACCATGACGCCGCGCCCCGACGCGGTGCACATCACCGTGACGAGCGCTCGCGAGCTGTCGCAGTGGATGTACGCGCTCGGCGGCCGGCACGTCCGCACCGCGGGCGCCGACGGCGTCGTGCTGTGGACGCTGCACACACAGACGCCCGAGCGTCGCGGCGGCTCGGCGGTCCCGATTCGCGTGCACGCCGCCGTAGTTGACGGCGAGGACGTCCTCGACGAGGTGCGGCCGGGGGTGACCCGATGACCGCCGCCGACTGGCACGAGCTGCTCGGCGCCCTTGGCTACGGCGTCGTCGCCGGGCTGCTGCTCATCCTCGCCGGCGCCGTCGACACCGCCCGCCGCCGCAACTCCCGTAGCGGAAAGGACACCTCGGCTATGCCCGAGCGACACAACCCGAAGTCGTGCCCGCAGTGCACGCAGCAGTCGGCCGAGCTTCGGCACCCGATGTACCGGCGTGCTCACCGGCTCGTGTTCCTGCCGGGACAGAGGGGCGGTGCGGCATGAACGGACACATCACCGACGACTCCCTGCGCGAGATCTCCCTCGTCGTCGGCCCCGACTGGCAGGCGGGTCGACACGAGCCGCGCGACCCCGACGAGGCGCTCGTGACGCCCTCGCTCGACGAGATGGCGGCCGCGCCCGGGGCCACACAGGCGCAGTACCGCGTCACCTACGACAAGGTCGGCCGACACGGCGGCCGCAGCGGGCAGCCGGCACCGGCGCCGCTCACAGTGTGGGCGATCGGTTCTGACGGACTCGCCGGACACATCGCGAAGGACGTCCGTCCGTATCTCGCATCCGGCGGCGTCGAGGTGCACGTCGATCTCGAGTTGATGCAGGGGACGATCTTCACCGGGTACCGGTCCGGCGGGACGTTCGCGATCGAGCAGCTCGCGGTCGCCGAAGGGCGTGACGCCCAATGACCTTCGACACGAAGAACCTCGACGAGGTTCGCGAACCGGCGCTCGAGGCGCTGCTGCGCCTCGTCGGCGGCGACGCCCGCCTCGAGTGGCGCGGGGTGTACACAACCGATGGCACCGAGGGACCGACCGGGATCGGCCCGGTCTGCCCGGACCCCGACCACGAGCCGGGCGACGGCGATCTGTACACGTGCTGTCCCGAGTTGGCGATCGAGGTCGAGTCGGTCGAGCTCGCCGACTACCTCGTCGCGCTGCTCAACGCCGACGGCGAGCGGAGCGTCGAGTGAACGCCCCCGCCCGCCGGCTCGTGCCCGTGCCCGTACTCGTCGGCTCGCAGATCGAGCGCTTCCGTCGCTCCGTTCGTGCAGCCGCTATCCGCGAAGCGATCGATGTCGCCGACGCTGTGGTCGGGCCGCTGTGGCACGTCGACACGGGCGTCGAGATCGACGCTCGGCTGCGCCGTCTCCTCGACGACGTCGACCAGGACCAGGACGAGAAGGACACCCGCGGCGACGTCCAGTCGCACGGGGGCGAGTCCACTGCGTCCAACCCGGCCCGCCCGCGCGCTCTGCCCGACGTCGACACTGATCGCGCGCTGCGACGGGCCCGCATCGGCGCGTTCTCGGCGGGCGCCCGTTGGGCCCGGGTCGCTCGCGAGGCAGGGGCGAGCGCATCGTGACGGACCCGAAGCACGCGCAAGCAACCGAGCGGGGTCGCTACTACAGCGACCCCGCCGGGGGTCCTGATCTGATCTCGGTTACGAACGTCACCGGGTCGTCGGTGCACAAGCCGGCGCTCGTTCCCTGGGGCGCCGGGCTCGTCGCCGACGCGGTGATCGCCGACCCGATCGCGGTCGCCCGACGGGCCCGTACCGAGCCGACTCGGCTGCGGCGCGAGCTCGTCGCGCTACCGAACGCCAACCGCGAGCGGGCGTCGAATCTAGGCACGCGCGTACACAAGCGGGCGCACTCGATCGTGATCGGCGGACCGTACGCAGCCGACCCCGAGGTCGAGCCGTACGCCCGGCAGTTGGCCCGGTTCTTCCGGCTGTGGCGTATCGACTTCGACAGTGACGTCGAGGCGGTCGAAACGACTGTGCTCGACCGCGAGCACGGCTACGCGGGCACGGGCGATCTGTGGCTGTGGCTGCCGACCGGTCCGGGCGGGCGCCGTGAGCTGTGGCTGATCGACTACAAGACGAGCGCGAAGAAGCCGACGACGACGGTCTACGCCGAGCAGCCTTACCAACTCGCCGCGTACAAGTACGCCCCCGTCGCGCTGCTCGCGGACGACTCCGAGGTGCCGGCGCCGCGGCCGCGCCGTACGGCCGTGCTCAACCTTCGGCCCCGCGGCTACCGGCTGATCGAGCTTCCGAGCGACCGCGCTGTGTACCGGGCCTTTCTCGGTGCGCTGCGCAGCGCTCGGCATCTGCACAACGCGCCGAGCGCGTACCCGACGATCCTGCCGCCCTGGGCGCCGGGGTCGACGACCGGAAAGGCGGCGTGACATGGGCTCGCGCATCATGACCATGAAGAAACAGGCTGTCGAGCTCGGGCGTATCCGCACCGGTTACAGCCGGCCGAACCCGAAGCCCAAGGGGCGGCCGATCCCGGTCCGGTCCGAGACGTTCATCTTCACCTCGCACAGCCGCGACTACGTCGCCGCGGCCGCCGAGCAGTGGGGCGGCAAGGTCGAAGGCTGGACCCCGCAGAACTCCAAGATCGAGCAGTTCCGCGTGATCACGAAGGCCCGGGAGATCCGGGCGATCATGCCCTCGGGCGACCCGCTGTCGCAGGCGTACGAGATGTGGACCGGGGGCGGCTGCGCGCGGCGCTGCGACGGCGAGCGCGAGCAGAAGAGCGGGCAGCCGTGTCTCTGCCTCGCGCAGTACGGGCCCGAGTGGCACCGCCGGTCGGCGCGCGAGGTGTGCCGGCCGACGAGCCGTATCTCGGTGATGCTGCCCGAGCTGCCCGACCTCGGTGTGTGGCGGCTCGACAGCCACTCGTACTACGCGGCCGACGGCATGGCGGGCAGCGTCGACACGGTGCTGCAAGCGACCGGCGGCGCTTCGATGATGCCGGTTCGCATGTGGATCGAGCAGACGACCCGGGTCGCCGACGGCGAGACGAAGAACTTCCCGGTCGTCAAGATCGTCCCGGCTGTGCCGCAGTTGAAGCACGCGTTGTCAGGCCCGCTGTCGACCGCGGCCGCCCTCGACCCGAGCTCGCTCGTCGCGCGCCCGGCGCTTGAGGCGGCGCCCGCCGAGATGCCCGACTACCTCGCGGAAGCGCGCGGCTGTCGGTCCGCCGAAGCGGTGCGGGAGGTATGGCACAAGGCGAACCGCGCGGGGCACGTGCGGCGCGACGGGACCGACGATCTCTCGCGCGACCTCATGCAGATCTCGCGGGACGTCGAGGCGGGGATCGACCCGCGCACGGGCGTTGTCGACGACGACCAGGACGACACCGGACCGGATTCCGAAGGGGTCTACGAAGGCGAAGTTGTCGAGGACGGCGAAGGCGGCGACGAGCCGCCGACGGCGTACCCGGCCGCGGCGTGGCCCGAGGTCACGCAGCCGGGCGGGGGTGCGCAGTGACGTACTGGCACCGCGGCCCGATGGCTGCCTTTGACCTCGAGACGACGGGCGTCGACGTCGAGGCCGACCGGATCGTGTCCGCAGCGGTGATGAACCTCGACGGGGCGGCCGAGCCCGAGGGGCACGAATGGCTCGTCGACCCCGGGGTCGAGATTCCCGTCGAGGCGTCCGCCGTGCACGGGATCACGACCGAGCGGGCCCGCGCGGAAGGTGGCCCGCGGCACCTCGCTACCGAGCAGATCGTCGGCTGCCTCGCCGAGTTGGTGCGCGCCGGCGCCGTCGTGGTCGGGCACAACGTGCCCTTCGACCTCACGTTGCTCGACCGTGAGTGCCGCCGCTACGCGCTCGTTCCGCTGCTCGACCGGCTCGGCGACGCCCCGCTGCACGTCATCGACACGCGCGTGCTCGACACGCACGCGCTGCCGTACCGCAAGCGCCCGTCGGAGACGCAGGGCGCGCGGCAGCTCATCACCCTCGCGCAGGTCTACGGGCTGCCGTGGGACGAGGACGAGGCGCACGGCAGCACGTACGACGCGCTCATGTCGGCCCGGATCGCCTACCGGATCGGGCAGCTCGCGCACATGCCGCGCCGCTACTGGCCCAACCACATCAAGACGTTCCGGCGGCCGCGGTTTCACGAGCTGCGCGACCTCGATCGCGCCGAGCTGCACGCGCTGCAAATCCGGCTCGCCGCCGAGCAAGCCGCAGGGCTCGAGCGGCACTTCCGCAAGACCGACCCGACCGCCGCGGTCGACCGTTCGTGGCCGTTCCGCCCGTGGGCCGCGGACACCGAGAGCAAGGGAGTACCCGCGTGAGCGACTACCGATTCGTTGACTTCGACGATCAGCGCATTGCGCTCCTGGTCAACACCGACGGCTCGTACGAGCTGCACACCGGCAGCACGTGCACGTCGCGCGCCGCCGAGTTTCTCTTCGAGCTCGCGGTGCAGCTCGAGGCCGTGCACCCCCCGTACCCGTGCAACCCGAGCGCCGAGCCGGACGGGCCGAAGGGGCGCCCGGCCGAGCCGATCGACTCGCGTCGCGGCCGCCTCGATCGCGAGCGGTCGCTGTGGACGGACGGACGCGGTCACTTGTGGGATCTGTCGCTCGTGTGGGGCGACGTCGCCGATCGGCTGTGGCGTTGGCACGGCAGCCTCGACTCGTTCGGGGCGCCGCTGCTGCGGACCGTGGATGGCACGACGACCGAGCCGCTCGACGTCGTGCGCGCGGTGTACGGGCCGCTCATCCCGGTCGCGAAGGTCGCCGAATGACGGGCGTACCGGGGCTGCCCGCGCCCGGGTCGGTGAGGGTCGCCGAGCCGCCGCTCGTCGGCGCGGCGCTGCGCGTGCTCGGGCTCGACCTGTCTCTTCAGAGCACGGGCCTATGCCTGCCGGACGGGACGACGTTCCGTATCAAGACACGGCAGCGCGACGGCGACCGTCGGCTGTGCATCATCCGTGATCGCGTCCGAGAGGTGCTCGCCGAGCACCGGCCGCACCTCGCCGTCGTCGAGGATCTGCCGACGCACGCCATGTCGGCCGGCATCACCGGTCACGTGCACGGCGTCGTCAAGGCCGAGCTCGTCGACGCCGACGTGCCGTACGGGCTCGTCGTGCCGGCGACCCTCAAGTCGTACGCGTGCGATCACGGAAGCGCCGACAAAGCCCGGATGGCGGCCGCCGCTCACCTCGCCGCCGGCGTGACCTTCGCCGACGACAAGGGCGGCGACCAGTGCGACGCATGGTGGCTGCGCGCCGCCGGTCATGACTGGTGCGGCCTGCCGTTGTTCAGCCTGCCGGCGGCGCAGCGCGATCGGCTCACAAAGGCGAAGTGGCCGGACGCATACCGGCAGCGCTACGTCATGGGGGTGTCGTAGTGAGCTTCGTTCTCCCGCCCCGTGTTCCGAACGGCAGGACGATCGCCGATTTCTGCTGCAAGGAAGGCGGCGCGAGCTTCGGCTACTACCTCGCCGGGTTCGACGTCGTCGGGTTCGACCGCGAGCCGCAGCCGCGGTACCCGTTCCCGTTCGTACAGACCGACTTGCGCGAAATCGACCCCGAGTGGCTGCGGCAGAACTTCGACGGCGCTGCGGGGTCTCCGCCGTGCTGGGCGCACTCCGACCTCGCGCACCGGACCGGCCGAGAGTATGAGGACTTCATTCCGGAGACCCGCGAACTCTTCGAGGCGTCCGGGCTGCCGTACGTGATGGAGAACGTAGAGGGTGCTCCGCTCCGTACCCCGCTCACGCTGTGCGGAACGATGTTCGAGGGGCTGCGCGTCTCTCGTCATCGGCTCTTCGAGTCGAATGTCTTGCTCACCGCTCCCCGGCCGTGCCCGAAGCGGCACCCGTTGCACTTCACGCACGACAAGCGGAAAGCGCATTACGGGCAGCTCGACGAGTGGTCGGCGTTCGTCACGGTGACCGGTGGCGGCAACTCGTCTAAGGCGGCGGCCGAGGACGCTATGGGTATCCCGGCCGGCTGGATGACGAAAGACGGGCTGAATCAGGCGATCCCCCCGGCGTACACGGAGTGGATCGGTCGACAGCTCGCCGAGCACATCGTCGCTGAGCGCACCGTTACGGGGGTGCCGGCATGAGCCGCCGCCGCGCTGCGCCCGACGCCCCCACGATCCCGGGTACGGCCGTTGCCCCGCCGCGGCGCGCTGCCGAGGACGTCCTCACCGCGCGCCCGGTGCCGGCGGTCGAGGGGCAGATCGACCTCGTCGAGCACTGGCTCGACTGCGGGCTGCTCAGCGACGCGCAACGCGCTGCCTTGGGGGGCGACGATCCGTGACCGGCATCGGCCCGACGATCTGCAACCCGAACCCGGGGTTCGGGTTGCGGGTCCGACTCGATCACGCGAAGGCGAAGAGCCTCGCGTCGGCCGACTGGTCGTGCCCCTGCCTTCGTCCGGCTGAACACGCCGTCGGCTACGACGAGGTCGAGCAGCTCGTGATTCGGGCCGAGCGGCACATGCGCGACGAGTGCCCCAACGAACACGTACGAGCGGCGGCCGCCATGCGCAGCGAGCGCCGCAAGCAACACGCACGGAAGCGAAGGAAGTGACAGCCATGCCTCACGAGATCGACCCCGACAAGCTGCCCGAGGTGAAAGTCGACGGCAACGCCACGTGGCTACAGGCGGCGCTCACCGCGGCGCAGCGCCGCGGACTGTGGGAGCACCCCGGTACGTCCGTGTTCGCCGTCGTCGAGTTCACCTCGAAGTCGTTCACGGGTCACGCCGACGGCGAGGACAAAGACCCGGTCGTGAAGGTGCGCATCACGGTCGCCGAAGCGGCGCAGGACAACGAACAGGCCCGTCTCGTCGCCGAGGTGATGCGCGCCATGATGCGCCGCCGCCGCATGAACGGGACGCTCGACGAGCTCGGGCCCGGCGGGCGCGACGTCGAGTCAGCAGTCGCCGAAGCGCTCGCGCATCACCCGAGCGAGGCCGAGCTCGACGAGCACAACGCCCGCCGGCGGCGCGGCAGTCGAGTCGAGCAGCACGGATGACCCGGCCGGCTGCGGGAAGCAACGGGGCGCGGCGCGCGCGCTGCCCCCGCTGCGGCGCCCCGGTACTGCGACAGCTCGTCGGCCGCCGCGCGGCGCTCGACGTCGTCGCGGACGCCGAGGAGATACCCGCGGCCGCCGCCGCTGCGCTGCGTGAACCGAATCGCCTCGACTGGTGTGTGCACACGGTCGGCGGCGGGCCCGATCTCCGGTGGCCAGGTTCCACGCACCCAACTGACTGCACTTATCCACACGTTGTGGATCACGTCTGCACCGCCCCGGCGGCACCTTCGCGGACAACCGCGGGCCGCAGGACCCGCACCCCTTCCGTTCCCGCCGGACAGCTCACCCTCTGAGAGGCCGAACCGATGCCATGGTTCAACGTCGACGACAAAGCACACAGCCACCCGAAAATGATCAAGGCGGGTAATGCGGCTGTCGGGCTGTGGCTGCGCTGCGGCAGTTACGTCGCGCAGCACTTGACCGACGGCGTCGTACCCGGGCTGCTCGCCGAGATGTACGGGACCGAGCCACAGATCAGGAAGCTCACGAAGGTCGGGTTGTGGCACCCGGCCGGGCATGGCTGCCCCGGCTGCCCGCAACCGCCCGTCGGCGACTACTACATGCACGACTATCACGACCCCGCGTCGGGCAACCCACTACGCGCCGAGGTCGAGCAGCGCCGCAAACGTGCCGCGGAGAAGAAGCGCCGGCAGCGTGGCGCCTCGCAGGGCGGGCCCGACGGGGCGCCGCCGCGGCATCCCTCACTCTTCGACGGCGAACCGGACGCGAACGACGAGGAATTCGACGGCGAATGGCCCGCGAAAGATGCCCGCGATTTCGACGACTCCGCAGGTCAAGGGGGTATGTCCCCCGGGGACTCACGCGCGCGCGATCCACTCCACTCCAATCCACTCCCTACAAGGGGGGTTGATGAGAGAGAGTCGTCTGCCGGTAGTAGGCACTCGAGCGAGCCGGCTCTCTCTGCGATCGCCGCCGATTGGCAGCCGAGCGAGAACGACGTCGCGGCCGCGCAGCTCGCCCGCACGGATGGCGGCCGCGAGCAGCTCTCGCAGCAGCAGCTCGTCGACGTCACGCGGAAGTTCGTCCGCCGGATGGCCGCCGACGGACGCACCGCGGCGTCGTGGGGCGCCCGGTGGCAGGAGTGGGCCGAGCGGGAGCGCCCCGAGAACGGCAACGTCGTGCCTTTCGGCCCCGGTGCCCTCGCCCACGGGCGCGGGCGCCAGACGAAGAGCGAGCAGCAGCGAGCCGGGCTCGCCAACCTGCGCAATCGCCTCGAAGGGGGCACCGCATGAACGTCGCCGAGACCCTTGATCTTTTCGAGCAGATCGCCTTGATCGACGACCGCGTGATCAAGACGACCGAGACCGAGCAAGCCGCGCAGCTCACCTTGTGGGCGGCAGTGCTGCGCGACGTCCCTCTCGCCTTCGCCGGGCAGGCGCTCGGCGACCACTACGCCGAGTCGGCGTGGCCCGTCATGCCGAAGGACATCGCGGCCCGGTGGCGCCTCGAGGCGCGGCGCCGGCTCGACCGGCACGTCGGCACCTTCGAGCCCTGCGCGCACCCCGGGCTCGACCCGGACGACATTCCCGGCTACCGAGCCGCACTTCGCGCCGAGCGCGACGGCGTGCGCCGCGGCGGCTGCGAGCCGGTCGAGTTCCGCGCACTGCTCGCCGCATCCGACCCGGTTCCAGCCGGCCGCCCAACCGACGAGTACCTGCGGGCCCGCGAGCAGATGCGCCGGGCGCGCTCCGAGCGGACAGAGAGCGAGGCCACCGCATGAACCGCACCGAGCAGCGCCGGATCGCCGACGCGTGCACGGCCGTTATCGCGGCCGCGATCGAGGACGTCGTCGCCGAATTCCCCGACGCCGACCCGGAAGCGCAGGCACGCCGAGCGGTCCGCGCGCTCACGGCGCAGGGGTGGCACATCACGCCCGAACCGCTGTGCGCCCGCCTGCCGAGCGACCACGCCTGTGAGCAGACCGCGCCCCCCGAGATCACCCCCGCGGCCGCCCTGCGGTCCGCGTAGCACCGCCACGAAGGGAAAGATCACATGACCGACGAGAACGATCTCGAGCAGATCGCCACCGGGCAGCAGTTCGTCGGCGCGAGGATCGTGCAGCCGAACGACCCCGTCCGGCCCCGGTTGTTCGTGCTGCGCCGACACGTGGACGTGTCCGGGGTGAGCGGTACCGGCGTGATCGCCGACGGCGCCGAGTGGCCCGACGGGACCGCGTCGCTCCGGTGGCGCGGCGAACATCCGAAGATCGATTTCGCCGACCGCGGCGTGACGACCCTGCACTTCGTCCATGGCCACAGCGGTGCGACCGAAGTCGAGTACCTCGAGGACGAACCGGCCGACGCGCCCGTGCTCGACGCTCCGGTCGCCCTGCGTCGCGTGATCGACATCGCGCTCGGGAAGCCCGTGCGCTGCCCGCAGTGCGGCCGCCCCGGCGCCTGCCGCTGCATCGCGAACCGGCACGACGCCCGGGTCGACGTCGTGCTCGAGGGCGTGCTCGCCTACCTCGCCCGCACGGACGGCGCCGCGTGATGAGCGCCTTCGCCTTCGACCCCGACGACCTCGACGAGGACGCGCTCGAGGTGCTCGCCGAACTGAGCGAGGAGGACCTCGCCGAGCTCACCGACGCCGAGCTCGCCGAGCTGCTCGAGGGATCGGCGGACGACGAGGACCCCCTCGCCGGCTACGCCCGGTCGGCGGCTCGCCGGCCGCCCGCGGGGCGCCGCTCGATCACCGACCTACCGCCGATCTGACCGACCACTTCCGCCCAACTGCACGACTGCGAGGCCCCGATGACTGACACGACCACTGACGCCCGTACCTGCGGCCCCGAGTGCTCCGAGATGCACACCTGCGCCGGCCGATGCTTGCTCGCCCCGCTGTACCCCTCGATCGAGCTCGAGGCACTGCGCGCCACCCTCGACGAGGTGCGCGCATGGCGGCACGACCAACTGCACAGCCACACGACCCGGTACTTCGAGCTCGACGCGATCCTCGACCGGGCGGCGCTCGGGCAGATCACGCGGCAGCTCGACGAGGACGCCCCGACGTCGCTGCCCGAAGCGGTCGAGGCGCATCACCGCATCATGCGGGCGCGGCGCAACTCCCTCGCCGACGCCCGCCGCGTGTGGGACGCCGCGGAAGCGGGCGCGATCCGGCAGATCTCCCGCTTCATGCCGAGCACCGGCTCGACGGGGGCGCAGCGATGACGACCTCGGCCGAGGCAGCGATCGAGCTGCACGTGCAGCGCCTCATGCACGGTTACGGGCTCGACGAGGCGGCCGCCCGGGACGCGGTCGCGGCGTACCGGGTTGGCGATCGCGAGGCGCCGCATCACTTCGCGGCGCATCGTGCGGCGCTCGAGGTGCTCGCCGATCTGCAACAGCAGAACGTCGAGGTGCTGATCGCGGCGCTTCGCCGCGCGGCGCAGCACTGGGCCGACTCGGTGCTGCCGGCGCTGCTCGCGACGTTCCGCCGGGCGGCGGCCGCGGCGCAGCAGCCGGGCGACGCCTTCGAGTTGGTGCCCCCTCGCGAGCTGCCACCCCCGGGCCGGCCGCGGCCGCGGCGAGCTCGGGATCGGCCCGGGTGGCAGTCGCCGTACGGACCGCCCGCCCGCCGCTCTCCCCGAAAGAGGTGACCATGCCCGCATCACCGAAGGCGTTCGCCGCTCTCGCCGAGCGGCTCGTCGCGGCGAGCACCGTCGAAGGTCGCGACGCGCTGCTCGACAGGTGGCTCGACTACCGCGACCGGGCGACCGAATGGGACGCCGCGCAATGGGGGTTCGACCCCGACCAGTGGTGCGAGCACCAGCGCACGGAGTTGTCGCGTCGCAGCCGACACGACCGCGGCGTCGTACAGCTCGACGACGCCCTGTAACACGACGCCGGGGCGCCCCCTGCCGGCAAGCAATCCGGGGCGCCCCTCGCGGTGTTGATCACCCTACGCCCCACGCACAACAGGAGCGCCCGCCATGACGGACACCGCACGCCCCGCCCGTACCGCAGCCGACGACCTGCGCGTCGTCGTCGACCACTGGACGCACATGCGTGCCCTGATCGACACCTCGACGCCCGAGGTCTGGACTCCCCCGAGGACGCACGCCGACTACCTGCGCACCCTCGACGAGCACCACGCCGCCGAGGTCGCCCTCGAGGGCACGAGCCCGGCCGACTTCCTCGCCCGCCCCGGCGAGACCGGCGACCAGGACGCGACGCCCGGGGCCCGGGATCACCTCGTACTCGCCGAGCAGTCCGCGCCGTTGCGCCTGCACGTCGTCGACGCCTGCCGCGCGGTCGAGGCTGTGCTGTGCGCGCTCGCCGACGAGATCGCCGCCGAGGTGCAGCGCTCGAAGGTCGCCCCGCCGCACCGGGCGAACCCGACCGACCCGGTCGGCCGCGACCTTGCGCTGCTCGCTGCCCGGGATGAGGCGGACCCCGCCCGGTGGCACTACAACCTCGGGACGCGCAGCGCGGTTCGGGCGGCCGAGTGGCTGCTCGCCCGCCTCGACGACGAGGCGGGCCCGTGCCGCCCGCTGAATGGTGCGCAGCGTGAGCGCATCACCCGTATCGCTCGTGAAGCGGCGCGGCGCGTCGAGCGGACGATCGGGATCGAGCAGCGCCGCGAGTTCCCCATGAGCCGGCCGTGCCCATGGTGCGGCGCCGCACTGACGATGCACCGCGGCGGCAGTGATGCGTCCGCCGTGACCTGCGCGAACGGGGCCGACTGCGGCGCTCCCGTGCTCGTCGTCGAGGGGCGCCGCACATGGGCGGCGCCGCACGAGCTCGCCTCGCTCGAGACGGCGCTCGAGGCGGCCGCGCATCGCGAGAAGCGTGCCGCGGCTCGCCGCCGGCAGCGCGCCGCCGCGCAGGGGCGCAGCACTGCCGCATAGGCACACAAAAGCCGCCGTCGTCCCCACAGTGGGGCGACAGCGGCGCTCGATCGGCGAGAGCGGCCAGCTACTTCGGCGCGTTGGCGCGAAGGATCTCGGCCGCTTTCTCCGGTCCCCCGACTGACTCGACGAGCTCGCCGAGCTCGGCCGGGACGAGGGCAGCCTGCCGGCGGCTGCGACTCGTGAGGTATCGCACGACCTTCGCGATCCGGACCGTCGCGAGTAGCTCACTCAGGTTCGCGCGCGCTGCGGCGATCGGGTGATCGGTGCGGTTCTCGTCCATGACGTCTACTTTAACAATCCGCCTTGATGTACAACAAGACGCGATGTACATTAAGACGCACACCGACCCGGGAGGGGCCCGCAATGACGATCGAGCTCGTGAACACCGACGGCCGAATCTGGTCCAGCACTCACAGCGGTTTCGTGTTCCACGCGTTCCGACGCACCGAGGACGGCAAGCCTGTCGCCCTCTGCCGGAAGAACGTCCGCCCTCGCTCGTTCACGACGATGTACGAGGAGTGGTCGACCGCGGAGTTCGCCGACGGGACGCACGGGGGCCGGTGCGAGCGCTGCGTCGCCAAGCTCGCCGAGGTCGCCGAGGTCGCCGAGGTCGCCGAGACGAGCACTCCGGCCGGCGAGGACGAGCCCCTTCCCCAGGCCGTACAGAACGCCGCCCCCGGCGACTTCGTCGTGCTGCCCGACGCCGACACGACCGGGCGCGTGATCGTGTGGCGCGACCGCGAGCACGCGGGCGTGATCAACGACGAGGGCGCGAACATGACGCGAGGCCGGTACGCCGCATGGTCGCCTCGCGCGGAGCGGCGCGACGGCGTGGTCGGGTTCTTCGCCACCGTCGACGAGGCGGCCGCCGCGATCAAGGCCCTATGGCCACCGCGCCCCGCACGCACTACCCCGACATGCCGTACCCGGTCGCACCGCCCGTCTTGGCGGGTCGTGGTGCGCCGGGCGAACTACTCGGCGTTCAACGGCGGACGCCGCACGCCGTCCCCGTACTCGCTGCTGCGCTGTGGCGACTGCGGCGGCGCGTGGAGAACGAAGGCTGCGTATGTGGCGGAAACGCCCGACGCCACCTGACACAAAGCAGCCCGGCCGGTGATTGCAGCACCGGCCGGGCGCAGGACCCCCAACCCACCACCCCGCGAAGAGTGACAAGGACAGAGACCCGTGAAGAATCGTAGCCATCCCCCGGCGGCTGAAACGCCGCCGTTGATCCCGGGCATCCGGTACCGGCTCGAAGAGCGCACGCGCACCGTGACGACCGACATCAACGGCGAGCCCCGTGAGACGCCCGAGACGTATCACGTCTACGTGCCCGTGCCGCCGCGCGACTTCGACCGCGTGCTGCTCGTCGGTGTCGGGACGGTCGCCGTCGCCGTCACTGCGCTGTCGATCACGTGGTCGACGGCGAGTATCGGTGATCTGCTCGGCGCCGTCGTGATCTCCGTGATCGCCTATGGCGCGGCCGCCGTATTCGACTCCGCGTGGCTCGCGTGCATGGCGATCGAGTGGCTCGAGCGGTACGACCAGGACCGCGCGAAGGTTGCCCGCACGGCGAGTTGGGTGTGCCTTGCCCTCGCCGTCGTCGCAATCGTCGCGCACGGCTACATTCGCGGCGACCGCGTCGCCGGCTACGTCGGCGGCGCCGTCTCGGTGATCGCTAAAGGGCTGTGGGTCGTCGTGATGCGGCACTTCGCCGTGCCGCTCGGCGAGGGCCCGCGGGCATGGCTGCAACAGCGCCGACAGGAGATCGCCGCCGAGCGCGCGATCAGTGCCGAAGTGCAGCGCCTCGACGGTGCGCGGGCGTACCACTCCGCGGTGTACGGACCGACCGCCGCAACCGCGCAGCAGCTCGTCGAGGCGCAACCCGTACCGGAGTTGACGCACGATGCGCCCCCGCCGCCCCCGCCCGCCGCACCGCCGCACAGTGAGGCGCCGCACACACCGCCGCCCGTCATCCCACCGACGCACCCCGCCGACGAAGAGACGCAGCGCCCCCGCGAAGAGAAGCCAACCGCTCTCGACGCCATGAACGCGACGATCGACGCTGCCCTCGCCGTGTCCGGGCTGTCGAAGGCCGATGCAGTGCGGCGCGTCCGTGATGCGCTGCCGACGCTGAGCTCAGTGCAGATCGCCGAGCACCTCACGCGCCGCGGGTGGGAGACGACCGACGGCTACGTGCGCACGGTCAACTCGCGCGACGCTCAGAAGCCACAGCCCAAGAAGCGACCCGAGCCGAACGGTCCCTACCTCTAAGCCAGGAAGGGGCACGTCGTGCTCGTCGCTCTCGCCGTCGCGTACTTCGCGCTGTCTGCGGCCGCCGCCTTCGTTGGCCTCGTCCGCATCGCTCCCCGCCGCGACCCCGGGCTCTACGCCGGGCCGGTCGCCGGGACGACCGCCGTCATTCTCACGTTTCTCGCGCTCGGCGCGAGCTTGTACCGCTGAGGTCACCATGTCGAAGAACGAGATCACCCCGAGCGCGGTGTACCCCGCCGGGACGCCGATCCCGACCGCCCCGCCCCTGCCGGCGGCGCCCGCCGGCTCGACCAACCTGCCTCCGTGGCGCACCGCCGCCGCACCGCCCCCGCCCCCGCCGCCCCCTGCACCGCAGCACCCCGTGCCGGCCCCCGACCCGGGCCCGATCGAGCACCGCGTGACCGTCGAGCTCGTCTACCCCGAGCAGCCCGAACCCGAGCCCGAGCTCGGCCGTTGGGCCCGGCTGTGGGCAGCGTTCACGGACCACGTGAAGCCGTGGCAGGCGCTCGTCGCGCTCGGCGCCGCGGTGCTCCCGATCCCGTGGACCGGCTACAGCGCCGCGACGACGTGGGCGTACACGATGCATGAGGCACGCGAGATGCACGTCGGGCTCGGCTACACCCTCGCGTTCGGCGTGTTCGCGATCGCTGTGCGGCGCTTCACCGCGCACCGCGGCGTCGTGGCGCTGTGGGCGGTCGCCGTGACCGGCATCGGACTCTTCGGCGCGACCGATTGGTACGACGCCGTCGCCGCGATCACGGGGGTTCACCGATGAACGTCGCGGTGAATCTGGGGGGCATCGCGATCGCCCTCGCGATCTTGTGGCTCAACTTCCGCAAGTGGTGGAAGGGCAACCGCGACCCGAAAGAGCTCGTGCCCTACGGGGCCGGCTCGGCGCTCGGCTCGCTCTCGACGATCTGCGTTGGTGGGGCGCTCGGTTGGGGAGCTTCCGGCATCGCGGGTCTGTTCTCGAGCGCCGGCAGCAAGGGCGTACAGACGACGACCGGCACGAGCGGCGCGGCGACCCTGCCGACGGGTCGCATGGGCACACTCACCCCCGAGGGGGCAGTGATCACGTGCCTAGTCCTCGTCGGCGTGATCGCCCTGTACAAGACGTCGGGGAAGCTCGAGAAGCGCAGGATCGTCGGCGGGGTGATCACGTTCGCGATCCTCGGGTTCCTGCCCGGCGTTGCGGCGCTGCTCGCGTGGTGGCCCGACGCCGTGAACTGGGCAGGGGCGAAGGTGCTCGAGGTCGCGAGCAAGGGCGGCGAGGCACTGTGAAGCAGCAGATCGCACGCGCCGCCGGCCGCCTCGCCGAGCGCCAAGTCGACGGGTGGCTCGGCGAAGGTCTCGAGGCCACATGGCAGCGCTTCGCCGGCGGCATCACCGCATGGGTGCGAGCCGGCCGCCGAGACGACCTCGACGGGTGGAAAGCCGCCCTCGGGCCGCTCTTCCGACTCGCGGTGCTCGGCGGGCTCGGGTACATCGTGTGGTCACTCGTGAGGCGTTGGCCGTGGCTGCTGTGGCTGCTGCTCGCCGCCGCCCTCGGTGCCGCATGGAAGGCGACCCACAAGCGCCCCGCCGAGGACGTCGTCGAGGACACCGAGAACACCCCCGCCGAGCAGTCCCCCGAAGAGCGTCGCGCGGCCGCCGAGCAAGCCTTCGTCGACTACGTCGTCGCCTCGATCGGAGAGGCGAAGGGCGTGCACCTCTCGACCCTCGCCGAGGGGCTCGACCGACCCGGCTATCTGCCCGGCTGGGGAGTGCCCGAAGTGCGCGCGCAGTTGGGCGCCCTCAACATCCCCTGTCGGCGGTCCGTGAAGGTGCGCGATGCGGCCGGGAAATGGGCGGTCGCGTGGGGTGTCCACCGGGACGACGTACCGGCGCTCAACACCCCTTCCCCGGTCGAGGACGACGAGGCAGCCGCGTAGCGGTCTACCTGCCGCTCTACCTGCGGTTCTACCGCCGATCTACCTCTATCTACCCCGGTCTACCGGGGTCGATCTACCTCACTGACCCCCGGGGCAGCCGACAGCTTGGCGGCATCGCGGCCGCCCCGGGTCACCTATCCCACGAAGAGACAGGACGACCCATCATGGCAAAGGACAAGATCGATCCGGGCACGTTCGGCGGAGAATGGACCCGACCGCCCTCGCACGGGCGCGGCCGGTCCATGCGCGAGCTGCGAGATCGCGCGAGCTTCGACAACGAGCCGTCGACGGGCTGCGGTTCGGTGCTGCTCGTCGCACTCGTCGCCGTAGGTCACCTCGCATGGCGAGCGACGAAGAAGTAGGTACACCGCGGCGGTTGGCGCTCCGTCCGCTACTGCCGGGCGGGGCGCGGCCGCGAGAGGATAGGGACCATGGCGAAGAAGATCGAGCACGAGGCAGCCGACAACGGCATGACCCTCGACGAGGTGTCAGCGTTCGTCGCCGACGCCTTCGCGAGTGGGGCGAAGGGCGACGAGATCGTGCACGCTGCTGTCACCCTGCGGCAACGGTTGCGCTCGGCGCGCGTGAACGTTCCGGTGCAGCCCGAGGACCGGCCGCACGTCGAGAAGTAGGGGCGAACGCCCGCGGAATCAGGGCGCTTTGCGTGGCGAATCGTGCCGGAATCCGAGACGATTCGCCCGCGAAAAATCTGCGATCCCCGGACGAGTGCGCAGGTCACGCCATTCTGTCCCCGGGGGACTCCCTCGGGACCTCGCGCGCGCGTGCTCCCCTCCACTCCACTCCCTACAGGTGGCGGACGTAGAGAGCACACGTACCGGCAGTGCCACGCGCACGAGCGCGACACGCACTCTCTGCAACCCCCATGACTTGACGTAACTGATCACGTGTCGCACCCTGTTCGAACAGGCCCGGTATGCCCGGACACTGGCAGACCCCCGCAACGCCCCCCGACGGATCACCCCGGGGGGCGTTCGCATGTCCACCCCCGAGCACCGCGCAGCGCGGGACAACACACGATCAAGTGCGGGTCGCTGGCTGCGCCCCCGCCCTGCGCGGTACCAACGCCCACCCTTCCGAGAGGACCCTCGCACCCATGCGCGTACGCCTCACGGACGGGACACGCGAGGTAGAGATCAGGACCGACGGCAGCACCGACGACCCCGCACTGCTGCGGCAGATCGAACGCACCGCCCGCCGGCTGCTCGACGCCATGCCCGCACCACCCCACACCACGAGCCCTACCCCCTTCGGGTTCGGCAGGCAGCTCGACCTCGACCGCGTTGCCCTCGACTCCACCCTCGAGCGCAGCGACCAGGACGAGGACGACCTCGACGACGAGGACGACGAGACATGACGCAGACGATCGTGACCATGCCCGTCCGCATCCGAGTCGGCAACGGGCCCGAGCTTGAGATCGGCGAGGTCGACCTCGACGGTCCCGACGTACGGCCGGCGCTCGCCCGATTCCTCCGAGCAGCAGCCGACTACCTCGACCCCGAAGCACGCGAACGAGCCGAGCATGAGCGGTAAGTGGGAAGGCAGCACACGAAGGCACGAGCTGCCCGACGACTGGCCACAACGACGCGCATACGTCCTCGCACGCGACGAACACCGTTGCCGATGGCACGAGCACAGCACCGTGTGCGGGCAGGCAGCGACCGACGTCGACCACATCAGGCCCGGCAACGACCACCGGTACGAGAACCTGCAAGCGCTGTGCAGCGAACACCACGCGATCAAGAGCTCGCGCGAGGGCAACGAGGCCCCGCGGGTCACCCGTTGGCGCCCGGTCGAGCGACACCCCGGACTGCTGTGAAGCGAGCGCCGCAGCCGATCGAGCCCCCCCGACCCCCCCTGGGGGGTGACTCCCCTCCCCCCGGCTCTCTGAGCCCCGGGAGGTGCTGCGGCGCTCCGTGCGTATGAAACGCCGAGATTTCGGGGCACGGTGCCCCCTGGGCTGCCCGTGGGCGGACGGGCAGGGGTCGGGGAGGGTGATTCGATGGCGCGGCGGTAGGGCGCCGCACAGCGCCTCTCACCCCCTCGACCTCCATTGACATTTGATGAATGCGCAGGTCAGAGCGCTAAAAGCGTTACATCTGCGGTAGAATGGTGAGCATGAACCCGGGCCGCTGCGAGCACTGCGACGAGCCGCTGCGCATCACCGCGCGGCGGCACGCCCGGTACTGCGGCGCTACGTGCCGAGTCGCGGCGCATCGCGCCCGCCGCACCCTGCCCGACGAGCTCACGAGCCGGCCCCGATGGGTGCGGCGCACCTCGGCGAAGGTCCCGATCACGGTCGGCGGCGAGCCGGCGAGCAGCACCGACCCCGAGACGTGGTCGCGCTACCGCGACGCGGTGAAGTCGCCCGTCGGCGCCGGGCTCGGGTTCGTCCTCGACGGCGACGGGCTCGTGTGCCTCGACCTCGATCACTGCCTGTACGGCGACCGGGTTGCCCCGTGGGCTCAGCGCATCCTCGACGAGGTCGGCCCGACGTGGGTCGAGCGCTCGGTGTCCGGCGACGGGCTGCATGTGTGGGGGCTCGGCGAGCTGCCGCAGGGACGGCGCATCACGGTCGGGACCGGGACGGTCGAGCTCTACGGCACGGGCCGGTACATCGCAGTTACGGGCGACACATGGGGCGGCACGCCTCGCCGGCTCGGTGACCTCACCGAGGTCATTCACGAACTGCTGTAGCGCTCCCGACACGGGCGCGCTCGGCGCACCCGACACGGGAGGTAGGACCGATGGCAGTCACGGGGCGCAAGCCGAAGGACGGGCCGAAGCGCAACCGCGTCGCCGCGGTGCACGACTGGACGAGCGTCGTCGACGAGCCGTACGACGGGTCGCGGCCCGAGCTGCCCGAAGCTCGTCGGGTCGAGTGGACCGAGCGCGAGCTCGGCCGGTGCTCCGAGATGCAGCCGTTGCAGCGGCTCACCCGTGTGTGGTGGGACAGGGTCGCCGCGATGCCGCACTGCGTGCTGTGGTCCGACGCCGATTGGCAGTTCGCGATCACGACCGCCATGGTCGCCGACGCGGTGTTCGCCGGCGACGTTCGCCTCGCGGGCGAGCTGCGCATGCGCGAGCGCGTGCTCGGCACGACCCTCGACGCGCGGCGAGATCTCCGTATCCGGTACGTGCCGCTCGAGGACGAGTCGGCCGACGAGGACGAGGTGACCACAGCCGGCCGTACCGATCCGGTGCGCAAGGTAACCCGGCTGTCGGACCGCCGGGCTCGGCTGACCGCCGATGCCCCGTGACCTCGTTCGCGCCCGGGAGCATGACCGGACCCGCTCGCTAGGGTGGCTTTCCCTCGCGTGGAAAGAGCATTTCTGCGTGCACGGGCCCGGCGACATTCAGGGCCGGCCGCTCGATCCCGAACACCCTGACGGCATCCCGCTCGACGACGAGCTCGCCGCCCTCACGGTCGACGCCTACGCCCTCGACGGGTCCGGACGTCGGCTGTACGACTCGGCGTTCTTCAGCCGGGCGAAGGGCCGCGATAAGTCGGGGACTGCCGGGCGCTTCGTGCTCTTCGAGGCGTTCGGCCCGTGCCGGTTCGCGGGGTGGGCCGAGGGCGGCGAGGTCTACCGGTGGCGCGACTTCGAGTACGTCTACGAGCCGGGCGAACCGATGGGGCGCCCGGTCGTCTACCCGTTCATTCGCTGCCTTGCGACCGAGGAGTCGCAGGCAGGCAACACGTACGACAACGTGCTCTTCAATCTCACCGACGGGCCGCTCGGCGAGGATCTGCCGGGCGATGCCGCGGGCGTGACCCGGATCATCCTTCCGGACGGCGGCGAGATCGTCCCGTCGACGGCGTCCAACGCTGCGAAGGACGGCGGTAAAGAGAGCTTCGTCGTGTTCGACGAGACGCACCTGTACGTGCTGCCCGAGTTGCGCCGCATGTACAGCACCGTGCGCCGCAACTTGGGCAAGCGTAAGGACGCGTCGCCCTGGTCGCTCGAGACGTCGACGATGTACGCGCCGGGCGAGGGCAGCGTCGCCGAGGAGACGCACACGTTCGCGAAGCTCATTCGCGAGGGGAAGACCCGCACGTCGCGGCTGCTCTTCGATCACCGGTCGGGCCCCGAGGGCGTCGACCTCACGGACGAGGCGGCGGTGCGCTCGGCGCTCGTCGAGTCGTACGGGGACTTCGCCGCGGTGATGGACCTCGACCGGCTCGTGAACGAGATCTTCGACCCGCGCAACTCGCCGTCGGACAGCCGGCGCTATTTCTTCAATCTCGCCGAAGCGGCCGCCGACGCGTGGCTCGCCGAGCCCGAGCTGATCGGGGTGAGCGACCTCGACAAGCTCGTCGCCGACGGCGAGATGATCACGCTCGGGTTCGACGGGTCGCGGAAGCGTTCGCGCAAGGTGACGGACGCGACGGCTCTGATCGGCTGCCGCGTGAGCGACGGGCACCTCTTCGAGCTCGGGGTGTGGGAGCAGCCGGCGGGCGCCGCAGGTGAGAACTGGGAGGTGCCGAAGGCGGAGGTACTCACCGCAGTCGAGGGCGCCTTCGGCCGGTTCAACGTCGTCGGGTTCTTCGCGGACCCGGCGAAGTGGCAGGAACACGTGACCGGTTGGGAAGCGCGCTACGGCACGAAGCTCGCGGTCAAGGCGAGCCGGCAGCACCCGGTCGAGTGGTGGATGACCGGCGGCCGCGCGATTCAGATCGTGCGGGCGACGCAGCGGCTACTCGACGCGATCCTCGAGCGTGAGATGACCTACGACGGGTCGTACGCACTGACGCGGCATTTCCTGAACGCCCGCCGCCGCGAGGGGCGTACGGGAATCCAGATCATGAAAGAGAACCCCGACTCACCTCGCAAGATCGACGCCGCGGTCGCTTCGATCCTGGCGTTCGAGGCCCGGTCGCAAGCCATCGCGCAGGGGCTCGCCGAAGCGGCCGAGCCGATGGGCGGGTTCACGTTCTGACAGCCCGAGAGGGGGCGACATGCTGAGCGACGAGGCCGACTCTCCCGACTGGTGGCTGCTGCGTCTCGGGCGACGGATGCGGGACCGGCAGCAACACCTCGATTTCTGGTGGGACATGTACCGCGGGCAGCACCGTTTGCCCGAGCTGCCTGCCAACGCCCGCGAGGCGTTCCGCGAGTTTCAGCGGAAGTCGCGGACCAACTTCATGGGCACCGTGGCGAACGCGCCCGTGCACCGGCTGCGTGCCCTCGGGATCACTGACGCCGACGGGAACCCGGACGACGACGCGGCCCGATGGTGGCAGCTCAACAGGCTCGACAGTCGGCAGAAACAGGTCTACCGCGTCGCCCTGTCGCAGTCGGTCGGCTACATGATCGTCGGGCCGCACCCGACCAGGACGGAAGAGAACGGCGCCCCCTCGCCGCTCATCACCGCGGAGACGCCGAGCGAGTGCATCACCGAGGGCGACCCCGCGACGGGCGAGCGACGCGCCGGGCTCAAAGCCTGGTACGACGACGTCGCCCGGGTCGGCCGCGCAACGGTGTACCTGCCCGACAGGCTCGTGCGGTACAAGACGAAGCAGCGCGGGCCCGGCCGGCTGCCCTGGGGGCGGCAGGCGTGGGAGCACGACGGCGACGAGCAGCCGCACGACCTCGGCGCACTGCCCATGGTCGACTTCCCGTGCCGGCCCGATCTCGGCGAGGACCCTATGCCCGAGTTCGCCGGCGTGATCGACATTCAGGACCGGCTCAATCTCGGCGTGCTCAACCGGATGACCGCCGGGCGCTATGCGGCGTTCCGGCAGAAGTACGTCACGGGCCACAAGTTCCGAAAGCGGGTCGACCCGATGACGGGGCTCGAGGTCGTCGAGCAGCCCTTCGTACCGAGCCCGTCCGCGGTGTGGGCGAGCGAGGGCGAGAACGTCAAGTTCGGGCAGCTCGACGCGACCGACTTGAGCGGGTTCCTGAAAGAGCATGAGGCCGATATTCGGAACCTCTTGCTGATCAGCAACACCCCGAGTTACTACTTCGCGACGGACCTCGTCAACATCAGTGCCGACACCGTGCAGGCGCTCGACGTGCTGCACCTCGCGAAGGTCGGCGAGCATCAAGCGTTCTTCGGTGAGGCGCTCGAGGACGTGTTCACGCTGTGCGCCCGACAGGCGGGCGTCGAGCGCGACTTCACTGAGGCCGAAGTGCGTTGGGCCGACGCGCGGCAGCTCAACCCCGCCGTGCTCGCCGACGCCGCGGTGAAGAAGAAGGGCATCGGCTACCCGCTCACGATCCTCGCGGAAGACATGGGCGAGTCGCCGCAGCGCGTACGCCGGATCGCTTCCGGCGCCGCGGCCGACGCGCTGCTCGGCGCGTCGCTGCTGCCGCCCGCACCGCAGCCGACGGGCACGCCCCCGGCCGCGGCCGCAGGAACCGGTGACGCGGCATGAGCGAGGCGACGCAAGCGGCACTGTCGCAGCAGTACGACGCAATCTCGGGACGGCTGCGCGAGCGGCTGCTCGCCTTCGTCCTCGACGCTTTCGGCTCGCTCGGCAGCTACCGCGACGCCGACGCGGCCGAGTTCGTCGAGCACGTGCTGCCCGTTGTCCTCGGCGCTCAGCAACAGATGGGCGCGCTCACCGACGCCTACCTCGCGACCATGGTCGCCGACATGATGGGTGGCGCCGCCGCACCTGCGGGCGTACTGCTCGACGAGGCGCTGCGCGGCACGCCGCCGGCCGAGGTGTACGCCCGGCCGTTCGCGTCCGTGTGGACGGCGCTCGGCGAAGGCCGAGACATGACGGACGCCGTCGACGCCGGCACCAACCGGCTACGGTCCATCACCGACACCGACTTGCAGCTCGCCCGCACGCACGCCGCAAGGCAGTCGATGCGGCGCAGCCGGGCGAAGTTCTACCGGCGTCGGCTGTCGGGCTCGAAGAACTGCGCGCTGTGCGTCATCGCGAGCTCGCAGCGGTACCGGGTCGACAAGCTCATGCCGATTCATCCGGGCTGCCACTGCAAACCCGAGCCCCTGCCGGGCGACCGCGACCCGGGGCAGATCATCGACGAGGGGCTGCTCGAGGAAGCACACGCGGCGATCGCCCGCGATCTCGGCGAGTCAGACCGCGGCGGGCGTAGGCCCGATTACCGCGAGGTGATCATCACCCGCGAGCACGGCGAGATCGGCCCCATGTTGGCCGTACGCCGACACGAGTTCACCGGGCCGAAGGACGTCGGGCCGACCGACGTCGTCGACACGGACTGACGCGCCGACACGGCGCCTCACTGCTCACCCTTACCCGACACGGGAGACACCACCATGCGCACGCGCACTCTGCCCAAGCTGCCCGGGATCGAGTCGGCCCCCGGCTGGCTCCACCCCTACCCGACGAACCCCCTCTCGCCGTTCCTCTACGCGGACGGCGGCGACGGAGACAACGGGGACGGCGACGACAACGACGACCAGGACGACGACGCCGGCGGCGACGACAAGCCCGACAAGGGCAAGGGCGACGACGACGGCAAGGACTGGAAAGCCGAAGCCGAAAAGTGGAAGGCGCAGGCGCGTAAGCACGAGACCCGCGCGAAGGAGAACTCGAGCGCCGCGAAGGAACGCGATCAACTGCGGCGCGACGGGCTGCCCGAGCAAGAGCGGAAGATCGAGGAAGCCGTCGGGAAGGCGCTCGCCGAAGAGCGGGCGAAGAACGGCGGGAAGCTCGCGCGACAGGGGTTCCTCGCCGCGGCGAAGGGGCTCATCCCCAACGCCAGCGACGTCGCCGACGACGTCAACCTCTCGCGGTACGTCAACGACGACGGCGAGGTCGACGAGGACGGGCTCGCCGAGCTCGTGAAGCGCCTCGCCCCGAAGGCGTCCGACACGGACGACGAGGACGACGACGAGGGCGACGGCGACGGCGGGCGCGACACGCGCCGCGGCGGCCGCGGCGATCGGCGCGGGTTCGACCAGGGCGCGCGGGGCGGCCGCTCGAAGGACCGGCAGCGCTCGAGCGTCGCCGCGGGCCGCGATCTGTACGCCGAGCGGCACAAGAAGACCAACACCTAACCGGGAGTCTCCCCGATGAACCTCACCACTACGACCGAGACCTTCGGTCAAGACGATCAGTCGTGGCTCAAGAGCGCGCACGGCACCGAGAGCGCGCAGACGATCACCCTCGACACGTCGGCGTTCACGCCGGCGACCCACTACCCGAAGGGCTATTTCCCGAGCGGTCTGCCGATCGGCAAGATCACCGCGACGGGCAAGTACGGCCCCTACGACGGCGCGGCATCCGACGGGCGCGAGGCGCTCGTCGGGTTTCTGTTCACCGCAGTGAGCGCGCCGAGCGTCAACACGATCGACCCGCAGGGCGCGCTCTTGTGGCACGGCGCCGTCGTCGAGTCGAAGCTGCCCGTCGCTGTCGACGCCGCCGGTAAGGGCGACGTCGCCGGCTACATCCGGTTCTTCTGAGAGGGGTGAGGTAACCCATGCTGATCAACAACGACTACATCACCCCCGCCGAGCTCACCGGCTACGTGCGAGCGGGCGCGGCCGACCTCGCGGCGAATCAGTTCACGCTCGCCCGGTGGCTGCCGAACTCTGAGATCGACGATCTCGAGTACCGCTTCACGCGGGGCGGCGAGGGGCTCGTCGAGGCGGCGACGTTCCGGTCGTACGACGCCGAGTCGCCGATCGCGGCTCGGCCCGGGATCGCCCGTGTCACGGGTGAACTGCCCCCGATCTCCCGCAAGATCAGGCTCGGCGAGTACGACCGGCTGCGGCAGCGTCGGCTCGACGGGCAGGTGCGCAACGCACTCATGCGCGACTCGCTGCGCATGACGCGGGCGGTGTCCGCGCGTATGGAGCTCGCGCGCGGCGAGGCGCTCTACAAGGGCAAGCTCGAGCTCGCCGAGAACGGCGTTATCGCGACCGTGGACTTCGGCCGCAGCGCCTCGCACACCGTCGTGCCGTCGGTCGCGTGGACCGACCCGGCCGCCGCGATCCTCGCCGACCTCATGGCGTGGAAGGCGACGTACATCGTCACCAACGGCGAGGCGCCCGGGGCGATCCTCACGAGCGACCGGGTCGTCGCGCTCATGATGCGGAACGACGAGCTGCGCGCCCTGGTCTACGCCGGCGGCGTCTCGCAGCCGTCCGTGATCAGTGTCGCCTCGATCAATGAGGTACTGCGGGCGTACAGCCTGCCGGCGATCTCGACGTACGAGGCGCAGGTGCGCGTCGGCGGCGTCGCGACCCGGGTCATCCCCGACGACCGCGTGCTGCTGCTGCCGGCCGCGGGCGAGGCGGGCGACCCCGAGTCGACCGACCTCGGCGCGACGCTGTGGGGCACGACTGCCGAGTCGCTCGACGGCGATTACGGAATCGAGGAAGGCGAAGAGCCGGGCATCGTCTCGGGCATCTACGCGGAGAAGGACCCGCCGGCGCTGTGGACGAAGGCGGCCGCGATCGGTCTGCCGGTCCTCGCGAACCCCGACCTGTCGTTCTGCGCCGACGTCGCGTGAGAGGGGTGATCGCATGAGCGGGAAGCAGCTCGCCGAGTACGTCCATGTGCGCGACCTCGCCGGCCGCACGGTCGTGTTCGGGCCCGGCGACGACGTACCAACGTGGGCCCGTAAGCAGATCGCCAACCCGAAGGCATGGGGCGCCGCCGAGCCGGCCGACTCTTCGCATGCCGAATTGCCCTCGCCCGCGGGCGCGGGCGACGTCGAGGCGCCGCCGCGGTCGGGCAAGGGCTCGGGCGTCGAGGCATGGCGCGCGTTCGCTGAGCGCAAGGGCGTCGACGTCGACCAGGGCGCGAGCGCGAAGGACGTCATCGCGGCGTGCGAGGCCGCCGGCGTCGTCGAGCGAGAGGAGTAGCGCAGTGCCCCCGTTCGCGACGGTCGAGGACTACGAGGCGCGCGCCGGCGTCACCCTCGCCGGGGCGAAGCGGGCGCAGGTCGAGGCGTACCTCGACGACGCGTCGGCGCTCATGCGCCGGCACATCCCGAGCGGGTACGAGCCGGACCCGGCGACGCTCAAGGCGATCGCGGTCGCCGTCGCGCGCCGGGTCATGGCGAACCCGGGCGGGTACCGGCAGCGCAGCATCGGGCAGTACGCCGAGACGCTCGGCGAGAACGGCGGTCTGTATCTCACCGAGGACGAGATCGCCCTGTTGCAGCCCGAGACGCTCGACGACCCGGACGCCGACGCCGCGTACTCGATCGAGCTGCGCGACGAGGGGCTGCCCGGATGGCGCCCTGATGTGCCGTGTTGGGGGCGGCCGCTGTGATCGGTGACGATCTGCTGCCGCACCTCGTCGACGTCGAGCAGCCGGCCCGGACAACGGACCGCTACGGCAACGAAGTCGACGACTGGACGAGCTCGACGCACACCGCCGTCGCCGCGTGGTTGCAGCAGAACACCGGGGCCGAGGACACCGACGGGCGGAACGCTCAGATCGGCGAATGGCTCATGCTCTGCAACCCGTACGACACCGCGGGCGACCCGCTCACGGTGCGCGGCGAGGCGCGCGTGCACTGGGGCGAGCTCGACTTCGAGGTGATCGGGCCACCGGGCCCGGCGTACGAACCGGCCGAGCTGCATCACTACGAAATCCGGCTCAAGACAGTCGAGGGGTGACCATGGCTCGAGCTTCGTTTCGGCCCAACCGCCGCAACATCGCGACGTTCCTCAAGACGCCGCAGACGCGCGCCCTGATCGAGCGCAAGACCCGGGCAGCCGAGAGCGCCGCATCGGCGGCGAGCACGGCCGACGGGCAGTTCAGGGTCGACGTCGAGACCGACGACAAGCGCGTACGCGGGGCGGTCATCGGCGACTACTCGACGAGTGACCCCGAGGTGTCCCGGGCGGCGCTGCTGCGCGGACTCGACGGGGCGCGGGGCGCCGACTGATGCCCGCGGCGATCGTCTTCCCGGACGCCGCGGCGATCGTCGCCGACTACCTACGGGGAGCGCTCGCCGCTCACGGGCAGCCGGTGCACGTCGGCACCCGCGTGCCGAACCCCCGCCCCGCTCGCTTCGTGCGCTTGACGCGCATCGGCGGCGCGCAGGTGGACGTCGTCACGGACCGGCCGCGGCTCGACGTCCATTGCTGGGGCGCCACCGACGAGGCGGCGCACGACCTCATGCAGATCACGCGGGCGCTGCTGCTCGCCCTCCCCGGATGGCGCGGCGCGACCGCGTACGACGTCGACGAGGTCGGCGGGCCCAATGAGTTGCCCGACCCCGAGTCGTCGTCGCCGCGGTACGCCCTCGCCGTCGAGGTATCGCTGCGGGGCAAGCGCCTCACCCCCTGAATACGGGCTCACCCGCCCCCGACAGCCACCCCCGGACCGCACCGCGGCCGGGGGTTTCTCCATGGAGGGACGCATGTCCACACCGACCCCGCCGGTCCTCGAGGACGGGCTCAGGAACGACTACATCCGCAAGCAGCTCATGCAGGCCGTTTACGCCGCGGACTACACAGCGGCCGCCGTGACGGCGCCGTTCGCCGCGGCCGACGGCGCTCTCGCGGCGCTGCCGGCCGGCTATGTGCCGGTCGGCTACACCACCGACGACGGGTTGACGTTCACGGGCGATCTGTCCATGACCGATGTGACGAGCTCGCAGTCGGTCGAGCCGACGCGGTCCGACGTCGAATCGGACGTTCTCACGGTGCAGTACGCGCCGCAGGAAACCAATCAGGCGACCGTCGCGCTCTTCGAGGGGCTGCCCCTGTCGGGCACGGACGCGCTGCCGGCGATCGGCGAGGCGTGGTCGTGGGCCCGGCCGGCGACGCCGAAGAACCCGTATCGGCGGCTGCTGTGCATCGGGCTCGACTACAACGACAGCGGCGCAGAGATCTACGTCGTGAAGTTCTTCCCGCGCGCCCGGCTGACTTCGCGAGACGACGAGCAGTGGGCGCGCTCGACGGAGACGCAGCGGCCGGTGACGTTCACCGCGTACCGCGATCCGGTGCTCAAAACGCCGTGCTCGAACTGGGTCGACGGTCCGGGATGGCGAGCGTTTGCGCCGCCGGAGCCGCCCGCGGGCGGCTGACCTTTCCCCCCGATCGGGCGAGGGACGGCGGTTCTGGGTGAGCCCCTCCGTCCCTCGCCCTTCGCATGCTCACCCGCAGCTCACCCAAGGAAGAGAGCACGATCATGTCGAAGCCCAACCGCGCCCGGTTCAAGCTGTCCGCCGTCAAGCGCTCGTATGCCGAAGCGGTCGGCGGCGAGCTCGTCGAGGTCGAGACCGACGACGGGAAGGTGTTCACCTTCCCGCACCCGCTCTTCACCGAGGACGACCTCGCCCGGCAGATCGACGCCGCCGAGGGCGACGTCGGCAAGGCGCACGTTCTGCTCGGCGAGGCATACGACGACTTCATGAAGAGCGGCGGCGACGCGAACTCACTCATGCTCGTCTACGTCGCGGCCCGGTCTGAGATGCAGGACACCCTCGGCCGGCACCGCCCTACACGGAAGTAGGCGAGGACGGCAGCCAGCTCGACACCGAGCTCGACGAGCCCCTCGTCTACACCGTGCTCGACGTCCTCGGGGACAACCCCGAGGCCGTCGAGGCGGACCTCATCCACCACTACCCGGGATACGGCCGGGGCGGTCCCCTCGCGGCGTTCTGGAAGGGCGAGATCACGCTGCGGCTGCTGCGCGTCATGGTCGAGCAGCTTCCGCCCAACTCGGCGACCGCACGCGCGGAGAACGGCCACGACTGGCAGCACGCGGACTACGCGACGCAGGACACGGTCGACCTACTCGCCTTGCTGGTCACGCAGTTCGCCAACGCGCACCGCGACCCGAAGAAGTACCCCAATCCGATGCCCCTCCCCGAGCCGGGATGGCGGCCGGGCGACCCGCCGCCCGAGGACACAGCGGCCGCCGAGGAAGAGCGCCGGGCGAAGGCCCGAGACGCGTACGAGCGGCTGAACTCTCAGCTCATCCCCGGAAAGGGGTGATCCCGCATGCCGGTCGAGGTCGGCGTCGGCTACGTCTCAATCGTTCCGGAGATGAGCCGGTTCGGTCCCGAGCTCGACCGGCAGATGAGCCGGCAAGAGGGACGGCTGCGTACCGCGGTCACACAGCCCATGACCAACGCCGGCGGCGACGCGGGCGGCGGCGCCGGTAAAGGCATCCTCGGCGGGATCGGCGGGGCGCTCAAAGGCGGCATGGCTGCGGTCGCCGTCGCCGGCGCCGCACTCTTCGCGAAGGGGTTCTCGGACGCCCTCGCGCAGGAGAAGAGCAACGACAAGCTAGCCGCGCAGCTCGGCCTCTCCGAGAAGGAAAGCGGCCGGCTCGGCAAGGTCGCCGGCAGCGTCTACGCGAAGGGCTACGGCGAGAGCGTCGACGAGGTCAACGCATCGCTTAAGGCACTCGCGCAGAACGGCGTCGCCGCGGTCAACGCCCCTAAGAAGGATCTCGCTGCGCTCTCAAAGTCGGCGCTCAATCTCGCCGAGACCTTCGACGCCGACGTAGGCGAGTCGGCGAAGGCTGCCGGGCAGCTCATCAGGAACGGGCTTGCGAAGGACGGTAAGCAGGCATTCGACCTGATCACTCGCGGGTTCCAGACAGGGGCCGACAAAAGCGAGGATCTGCTCGACACCCTGAATGAGTATTCCACTCAGTTCCGCGACCTCGGATTGACGGGGCAGCAGTCAATCGGGCTGCTGACACAGGGACTTAAGGCAGGCGCGCGCGATAGCGACACGGTCGCCGACGCGCTCAAGGAATTCGCGATCCGGGCGAAGGACGGCTCGGACAGCACGAAGCAAGGGTTCGACGCGATCGGCCTTTCGGCCGACCAGATGGCGACGACCTTCGCGAAGGGCGGACCGCAGGCAGGCAAGGCACTCGACACGGTCCTCGACCGGCTGCGGAAGATTCCCGACCCGGTTAAGCGGTCGCAAGTCGCGGTGCAGCTCTTCGGCACGAAGGCCGAGGATCTACAGCAGAGCCTCTATTCCCTCGACCCGAGCAAGGCCGAGGGCGCCCTCGGCAAGGTGGGCGGCGCTGCGAAGCGCATGGGCGACACCCTGCACGACAACGCCTCGAGCCGTATCGAGTCGTTCAAGCGCACCGCTCAGCAAGGGCTCGTGACGTTCATCGGCGGCTACGTGCTGCCGCCCCTGGAAAAGCTCGGCTCGGTCGTCTCGCGCGTCGTCAGTCCCGCGCTCGGCAAGGCGAAGGACGTCGTCGGCGGTCTGTTCTCGACGCTCGCCGGGGGCGACAAGCTCGCCCCTTTCACGTCGGCGATCACGAACGCCGGCACGACAGTCCGCGACACCCTCGGCCCGGCATTCAGCAACGTCGCGAGCACCCTGCGCGGGACTGTGCTGCCGGCGTTCGCGGGCGTCGGCTCTGTGATCTCCGGGCAGCTCGTGCCCGCGCTCGGCTCGGCTCTCGGGACGTCGCTGCAATTCGTCTACGGGCTGCTCTCGAAGGTCGGCGCAGTCCTGATCGGGACCGTGTGGCCGGCCGCGATGAAGGTCTACGCGGCGCTCGCGACCGCCGTCGGCCCGATCCTCAGCAGCGTCTCGGCGTTCATCCAGCAGCGCGCCGTTCCGGCCGTTCAGATGATCGGCGCGAAGCTCGGCGAGCTCGTCACTCGGGCGCAGCCGGTGATCGCCGTCGTGACGACCGTGACGTCGTGGCTCGGCCAGATGGCGGCGAAGATCATCGGGGTCGTGGTTCCGGTCCTGATCAACTTGATCGGGCCCGTGTTCTCCGCGGTGTTCGCCGTGCTCGGTACAGCGATCAGCGTCCTGTCGTCGGTCGTCGGCGCAGTGGTCGCCTTCGGCAGCGGTGTCGCCACCGTGGCGACGGCAGTCGGCGGCGCCTTCATGTGGCTCTGGACGAACGCGATCTCGCCTGCCATGTCGGGTATCCGCACGGCGATCTCGGTCGCCATGTCGATCATCCGACCGATTCTCGAGGTCGGCGCCGCAGTCGTCCGCAAGACGCTCGGTATCGCGTTTTCGTGGCTGTACAACCACGCCGTACGCCCCGCCATGTCCGGGATCAGCAGTGTCGTTTCGGGCGTGAGCCGCGGCGTCATGGCCGTACTGCGGCCGATCGCCTCGTTCCTGCGAGGCACCCTCGGCCCGGCGTTCTCGTGGCTGTACAACAACGCCATCCGTCCGGCCATGTCCGGGGCGTCGTCGCTGATCTCTTCGGTCTGGCGGAACGGGATCAAGCCCGTTTTTTCCGCCCTGAAGTCAACGGTCGGCACCATCGGCGGCAGCTTCCGCACGGCGAAGGACGCCGTCGCGAAAGCCTGGAAGGGAATAGAGAACGCCGCGAAAGCGCCCGTGAATTTCGTTTTGGGCACGGTGTGGAACGGCGGTCTGCTAAAAGCCTGGAACGCCATTGCGGGATGGGTCGGGCTCGATAAGCACAAGCTCAAGAAAGTGAAGCTGCTCGCTCAGGGCGGCACACTCGGGCCCGAGCCAGGCGTTTACAACTCGCCGACCGCGATCGTCGGCGAGGGCAACCCGGCTCATCCCGAGTTCGTGATTCCGACCGACCCGCGGTACCGCAAGCGGGCGCTTGCACTGCACGCGGCCGCCGGCTCTCAACTGATGGCCGACGGCGGCGTGATCGGGACCGTCAAGGGATGGGGTTCCGACGCCGTCGACTGGACGGTCGACAAGGCGAAGTCGGTCGGCGGCGCCATCAAGACGGCGGCCGATTTCATGACCGACCCGAGCAAGGCTATGGGCCTGATCTTCCGGCCGATCCTCAACAAGCTCGGCGGGATCACGGGAGGGCCCTTCGGTAAGGCGATCGGCGCCGTGCCGAAGATCGCGGTCGACGGGATCAAGTCGCTCGTATCGAAGTTCCTCGACTTCGGGGGCGGCGGGTCCGGTCCGGTCGGGGGCTCGGGCGTGAAGCGCTGGACGTCCGTCGTGCTGCAAGCACTCAAGATGGTCGGTCAGCCGGCATCGCTGCTCAACACCGTGTTGCGCCGCATGAATCAAGAGAGCGGCGGCAACCCGCGCGCCATCAACAATTGGGACTCGAACGCGAAGGCGGGCGACCCATCGCGCGGGTTGATGCAGACGATCGGCTCGACGTTCAACGCGTACGCCGGGAAGTTGCGCGGCCGCGGGATCTACGACCCGCTCGCCAACATCTACGCGAGCATGCGGTACGCACTCTCCGCGTATGGCTCGCTCTCGAAGGCGTACAACCGGGCCGGCGGCTACGCGAGCGGCGGCAAGCCGAAGGCGGGCGAACTCGCATGGGTCGGTGAGGAAGGGCCCGAACTCATCCGCTTCAAGGGCGGCGAGACGGTCTACGACAGCCCGACGTCGGTTCGGATGGCGGCCGGGCTCACAGCCCGAGGGTTCGCGAAGGGCACGACCAGGACGCGAGCCAGGAAGGAAATCCCGGGCGACCTCAAGTCGTTCACGAAGTCACTCACGGGCAGCGCCGCACAGATCAAGACGGCTGCGAAGAACCTCGCGGTCGATCTCAAGGCGGCAGGCGGCGCCGGCAAGGGGCTCGCGTCGCAGGCGTCCAAGACGTCGACGCGGCTGCAACAGCTCGCCAAGGAACGGGACGCGGTCGGCAGCAAGTACGCCGCGGCGAAGCAGTCGTACACCGACCAGAAGAAGAACGCGAGCGACTACATCGGGCTCTCGCAGATCAGCAACCCGACGTCGGTCGGGGACCTGATCGCCGGCATGCAGACCCGGCAGCAGTCCCTCAAGTCGTTCCAAGGGCAGATCAAGACGGCGTCGAAGAAGGGAGTCTCGCAGTCGCTGATCTCGCAGCTCGTCGCCGCGGGCCCCGACAGCGACCTCGCCCGGCTCGTCTCAGGCGCAAGCGCCGGGCAGATCAAACAGCTCAACAGCCTCGCGAAGAGCGGCTCGTCGCTGTCGACGTCGTACGGAAAGACCATGGCTGACGCCATGTACGACGCCGGCTCGAAGGCCGGTAAGGGGTTCCTCACGGGCCTACAGGCTCAAGAGGCCGAGCTGCAAAAGCAGATGAACAAACTCGGCTCGGGCATGGTCAAGTCGATCAAACGCGAGCTCAAGATCAAGTCGCCGTCGAGGGTGACCCATGCAGTCGGCTCGCAGGTCGGCGCCGGGCTCGTCGGCGGCATGGTCGACACCCTGCCGCAGATCGACCGCGCGTCGGTCCGTATGGCGGCCGCAGCGGTCCCCGTGCCGGTCGCCTCGCAGACAGCACCCGCGGCCGGGTTGCAGCAAGGGCAACAGCTCGCGCTCATCCTCGCGGACGGCACGCAGCTCGACGCCTATGTCGACACACGCGTCGACGCCGGCATGAGTGACGTGCGCAGCCGCAGCCGAGCCGGCGTGAAACGGAGGTAACCCGATGCCGATGATCGTCGACCCGAGTGCGCCGCACGTGACGCCGCCGGATCGGGTGACCTCGCCCGACGGATGGTTCGCGGCGCTCGTCGACGAGACGTGGGCGGGCGTCGTGCTCTCGGTGAACTACACCGCGGGCACGGCGCTCGACGACGCCGTCGACGTCCGGCGCGTGCGCATCGTCCGGCAGGACCCGGGCGCGGCCGCGCCGGTACCGGTGCGCAGCGCCGATGCGGCGTACGCGATCGAGGGCGTCGGGACTGCCTACGATCACGAAGCGCCGCTCGGCGTGCCGGTCATCTACACCGCGACCGCGGTCTACGAGGACGGCAGCACCGGGCCTTCGTCGAGTCTGTCGGTCACGGTGCCGGCGCCCGAGCCGGGCGACGACAACGATCTGTGGCTCAAGAGCCTCGACGAGCCGTCGCTGTCGCTGCGTTGCATGCTCGTCGACTGGCCCGGTCCCTCGTCGGCGGGGCGGCAGGATGCGGTCGAGGTGAGCGGCTCGCCATGGCGGACACTCGCGTACGACGAGCACGGCGCCGAGGTCGCGCAGGTCACGATCGACGTACCGCCCGAGCGGGTCGACCAGGTACGCGCACTGCTGCGTTCCGGGGTGCTGCTCGCGCAGGTGCGCCCCGGCTACCTCACCCGTGACGCGTTCTGTGTGCCCGCAGATATCAGCGGCCCGACACCGACCGGGAAGCTCGGCTCGTCCGAGGGGTACCGGTTCGGGTTCACGATCGAGCCGCTCGAGCGTCCGGCGACTGCCGGGCAGTCGATGCGGCTGCCGTCGTGGTCGTGGGACAAGGTCGCCGCGCAATTCGCGAGTTGGGACGCGGTCGCCGCGAGCTACAGCTCGTGGGCGTCGCTGTCGACGAACGGGGTCACCTGATGTTGCCCGTTTCGTCGGCGGCGTACGAGGCGCTGCTGCGCTCGGCTCGGCGGCCGAAGCGGGCGATGTGGTCCAACGATGGCGGCCGCACATGGGTCGAGTCTCGTGTCGGCGACGCAAAGGTGACGCCGGACCGCAACGCCGAATGCCGGTACAGCGGCAGCGCTGATCTACTCGACGTGCCGTTCGGCCGCGACGGGATCAACTCCGTCGCCACACGCGTACGGCTGTGGCAGGGGATCGCGGGCCCGCGCATGGAACCGGAATGGATTCCGGCCGGCTCGTATGTCGTCGACCGCGCGAGGCGGACGCGGTTCGGTGCATCGGTCGATCTGCTCGGCCTCGAGGACGCGCTCAGATCGGCGTCGTTTCCCACGACCCGCACGATCGGCCCGGACACCGCGGCCGGCGTCGTGCCGGCGCTCGTCGGCGAGGCGCTGCCCGACGCTCCGATTTCGTGGCGCAGCGGGATCGACAAGGGCACGCCCGTGCCGGCGTTCGTCGTCGACGAGGACCGTTGGCAGGCGCTCAGCAGCGGCAGCGACAGCTCGGGCACGGCGACCGGGATCGCCGCGGCGCTCGGCGGCGAAGTGTTCGCGGACGCCCGCGGGGTCATCACCTTCGCCCCGGTGCCGACCCTCGCCGACCCGGTCGCGTGGCGCATCCCGTACGGGCTCGCCGTCGTCGAGCCGGCCGAAGAGCAGAACTCCGAAGGGCTCGTGAACGTCTGGGCGATCTCGGGTGACGGCGGCGACGGGTCGCCCGCAGTCGGCCCGGTGTACGTCTGGGACGACGACCCGAACAGCCTCACCTACGCGGGCCCGGACCCGATCGAGGACCCTCTCGCCCCGCAGCGTCTCGGGCTCACCGGGGTACGGCTGCGCGTCGACCGCTACTCGTCGGCGCTCATCACCTCGACCGCACAGGCATACGCGGTCGGCCGGGCGAAGCTCGCCGACTCACTCGGCGTGCAGAGCAGCCTCTCGTTCTCGGCTGTCTGTCACCCCGGGCTCGAGCCGGGCGACGTCGTCGAGGTCGAGATCAGGCCCGGCGCGTGGCAGCGCCACATCGTCGACTCGTGCCCGTACGAGCTCGGCGCCGCCTCTATGTCGTGCACGACCAGGACGACCGCGCGGAGGCTCTCATGACGGACGCAGCGCGTCGGCTCGGCGAGGATCTCGCACGCGCGGGCACCTCGAGCGGCAGCTCGGGCACCGTGTCGGCCGAGGTCGTCGACGTCACCGACGCCGGAACCGTGAACCTGAGTCTCGGCGGCGCGCTCGTAACTGACGTCGCGTGCCCCGACAGTTACCGCAACAGGAAGGCGGGCGACTGGGTCGCGGTCCGGCCGGGCGCCGTGCCCGTCGTGATGTGGCGGCTCGGCGACGACCCCGGCGCGAACGACGAGAACACGATCAGGCAGCTCGCAACCGAGGTCGCCCTCGACGAGCAAGTCGTACGCGCCGCAACGTGGGGCACGGCGGCACCGAGCGGGGGCGGTTGGCAACAGGCGACCGTGCCGTTCGTGCGCAAGACGAGCGAGGGGAAAGTCGAGCTGTACTTTCAGCTCGCGAGCGAGACAGACCCGTCGCCGCCATCCCCGACCGGGCGGCCGCCGAAGGCTGCGACGGTCACCGCCAACTCGTCCGGGTCGTGGCGCAACGGCCGGCGAGACGACTACCGCGATTACCCGTTCCAAGGGGACTACACCGGGGGCGGGAATCTGCGCGGCGCATGGTTCTACGGCAACAAGATCGCCGCCGCATGCGCGGGCAAGACCGTCGCCTCAATGAAGGTGTCGTTCACCCGCCGCCGCGGCGCCGGCGCCAACGCGAAGCGCCCGATGCACTTGTACCTGCACGACCACACCTCGCCCCCTTCCTCCCTCGACCTCGACGAGGGGCCCGACGAGCTGCTCTCGCTCAGCGTCGGGGCGAAAGGAACGGCGACGCTGCCCGCCGATTGGCGCTCGAAGCTCGCGAGCGGCACCCGCAAGGGGCTCGCGATCTACGCCCGCGGCGGCCGCGACTACGCCTCGTTCAGCGGCGGCACGATCACGATCACGTTCTCGTAAGGAGGCGCCCCCGTGGCGACAGTAGGTAGAGCGAAGCTACGCATCCCGAGCGGCGCCGATGCGCCGGTCGGGCCCGGCGCGCTGTACGAGCTCGGCGAGGACGTCGACCCTCACCTGATTCAGCATGTGGCCGATCAGGCGGAGCGCGACGCGACGTTCGCCGACGCCCCGCTGCACACGTTCGTGTCGGCCGAGGACGGCTCTCTATGGGTCAAGACGTCGGCGACCGCGAACACGTGGGCGACGATCTACGAGCCGCTACCGGCATGGCGGCCGCTCGAGCTCCTGGGCGGCTATCAAGAGGACACCTACACCCCGCAGGTACGCCGAATCGGTAAACAAGTGTGGCTGCGCGGCCGCATCGCGCGCACCGACGGGACCGTGATCCCGAACGGCGGCATCGGTATCGCAAAGGTCCCCGCCGACTGCATCCCGCAGGAAGAGATCGGCGCGTACGCCGGCACATCCTCACTCGCCGGCGACGTCGTAATCGGAACGGGCAAGGTCGAGATCCTCGACGTCGGCACGGCGAGCTCACTCGGCAACCCCGGCACGGTCCTTTGGTGGTCGCAGGACGGGGCGACCGCCGCCGGCACGCCATGGGTGAACGTCTCGGGCTCGTACTGGATCGACTGAAAGGGGGCGGCTCCCTATGGCGCTCTACACCTTCGGCGGCACTCCCGCCGACGTACTGACCACTCAAACCGGCGACGTCGTCCCCGACTACCCGGTGATCGTCCGGGTCGCCGGTACCGGGCAGGCTGTAACCGCCCTATACGAGGCCGACGGCACGACCCCAATCGGCGAGCTTCGGACCAACTCGGCGAGCAGCAGCGCGCCGGGCGCGATCCGGACGTTCAAGGTCGCCGACGTGACGGCGATCGAATTCGAGTACCTCGACGCCGGCGGGAACCCGGTTCGCTGGTACGCCGCGGCGCGCGAAGCGTCGACCGGCGCTCTCGATCAGATCGAGGCGAAGCTCGACAAGAGCGGCGGCACGTTGACGGGCAAGGTGCAGTCGTCCGCGGTCAACGCCGACGACGTTGTGTTCGCCTCGTTCAAGGCAGGCGACGCGTACGACCGGTGGCGACAGACAGCCGACGGCGGCATGTCCTGGGGTGCTGGCACAGCACAACGAGATACGCAGCTCTACCGCAGCGGCCCGGGAGTCCTCGAGACCCCGGGCACTTTTGTACCCGGGCAGATCAGCCTCAACGGCATGAAGCTCTTCAACCCCCGTGCCATGTTCGGCGCGAAGGGCGACGGCGTCGCGGACGATGCGCCGGCCGTACAGGCTGCGCTCGACGCCTGTTCATTCGGCGGGGGTTGGGTGATCGTTCCTCCCGGCGACTACCGACTCGCAACGCTGCCGCTGCGCACGTGGCGAAAGACCCGCATCACCCTCATGCCGGGCGCGCGTTTCATCCGCGCAGCCGACTCGACCGTGCTCACGAATGGTGCCGCCGACCAGACGTACGGCGGCTACACCGGGCACGGCGACATCATCATCGAGGGCGGCACATGGGAGATGCAGGGGACGACTGCCGGGCTCACGGCGAGCCGTATGTGCATCAGTCTCGGGCACGCGCAGAACATCACGATCCGCGACGTCACAGTTAAGGATCTTCCGGGCTACCACGCGATCGAGATCAACGCGATCAAGACCGCGAAGATCACCGGCTGCTCGTTCCTCGGATACATCGACCCGGGATCGCGTGATTTCAGCGAAGCGATTCAGCTCGACCTCGCCAAGGGCAGCGCCTATTTCGGGGCCTTCGGGCCGGCCGACGACACACCATGCGTCGACGTCCTGATCGATGGCTGCACGGTCGGACCATCCGGCACGCCCGGAACGACGTCATGGCCGCGCGGCATCGGCTCGCACTCGGCATCGCCGGGCAAGCCGCATCGCGACGTGCGCGTGAAGAACTGCCGCTTCGAGGGCTGCTCGCAGTTCGCGATCGGCGCCTACACGTGGGAAGGCGTCGTCATCGAAGGCGTGCAGATGCGCGACTGCGGCGGCGGTGTCCGCGTGCGCACGCTGGACTCGTCGACGGCATCGCACCGCACGCCCGCCGGCGGGAGCTCGCCGACGATTACCGGCTCGCAGCCGCTCGTCGGGGTCGAGATCAGCGACATGACGTTCGTAGGCGGCGGCTCGTACGGCGCCGCGGTGCACGTCGAAGGCGAAGACACGGGCTTCGTCGGGCTGCTCTCACTCGACTCCATCACGATCAAGTCGTGCGCGGGCAACGGGCTGCGGCTCATCAGCGTCGAGGACTACTCGGTTCGCGGCGTAACCGTCGTCGGCTCGGGCGGGACCGGATGGAGCACCCTGGGCACGCGGCGCGGCCGGTGGGTCGGTTGCCACGTGAACGGCGCGACGAATGCCGGTATGACGCTCGACAGCCGCTCGACGGCGGCCGCGGCGGCGACCGACGTCACGGTCGCGCAGTGCTCGGTCACTGCGTGCGGCGCGAACGGGTTCCACATCTACGACGGCACCGACGTCATGATCGACGACTGCGACGCATACGCCCTCACCGGCTACGGCGTGCAGATCAGCACGGGCACGGCACGGCCGGTCATCCGCAACGTGCGCACTCGGGCGACGACACTCGTCGGCATCAACATCACGTCGACCGTGACGAACGTCCGCCGGTACGGCAACGTCGGAACCGTCGCCGATGCGAGCACGACGCCGACGGAGACGAGCCCCTACGACTCGGCGCAGGGCGCCCTCGAGGATGCGCTCGCCGTCCCCGGCAGGTACGAGAGCCGTTCGCGGCTGCGCAGCGGCAGCGATTCCGGGCTCACGTCGGGGTGGCTGTACCTCGTCCCCGTGTGGCTGCCGAAGGGCGCCGTCGTCTCGACCCTCACGTTCGTATCAGGCGGCACAGCCGGGGCAGGGCTCACGAACCAGTGGTTCGCGCTCTTCGACTCGGCACGGGTCGCGCTCGCCCGAACCGCCGACGCGACAACGGCGGCATGGGCGGCCGCAACGGCGAAGACGCTGAACATTGCGCAGACGACCGCGGGCACGGCGACGTCGTACACCACGACGTACGCCGGTCTGCACTACCTCGGTGTCATGGTCGCCGCGACGACCCCGCCATCGCTGCTCGGCGAGGGCCGACTGTCCGTGGGCGCCTCGACGGCGCCCGGGATGGGTGCGACGAACAGCGGCATGACGACCCCGCCGACGGTCACAGCCGGCGCGTTCACCGCCGCGGCGTTCTCGGCGGCGGCGATCCTCGCGTACGCGTACGCAGCTTGATCGGGGGCGGCGTATGACTGCCGACCCCGCCAACGTTCGCGCCGCGTACTACGTGACCGGCGCCGGCGTCGAGCCTGGACAACTCACCGGCGATCTGACGGCAGCGCTCGACGCCGCCGACGAGATCAATCGCGCCATCGGTACGACGAGCAGTGGCTACGGCCCGGCGTTCGTCGTGCCCGTGATGGCCATCACCTACCCCGACGCCACAGCGCCCCCGGCGGCCGAGCCCGGCAGCTCGACCGACGGGGGCGCGACGTCGACCACTCACGAGTCATAGGAGGCTCACCCATGGGCGACACGGAACGCCCGATCCCCGAGCGCCTCGAGGATCAGCACGAACAGGCGCAGCACCTCAAGAGGACCAGCAACGGCCCGACCGTCAGCAACGAGGCCGAGCTACTCGCCGCGGTGCACGGCAACCCCGACATGGCTGGCTACTACACCGGCCCCGAGCTCGCCGTCGACGAGCCGGCCGAGAGCGACCCCGTCGACCAGGACGACGCCGCCGCGGCCGCGGACACCGCGGACGGGGGTGATTCCGCATGAGCCGCGAGGGGATGATCGCGGCCGCTGAGAAGTCGATCGGGCTGCGCGAGCCGAACCATATTCAGCAGTGGTACCGGGAGCGCAACGGCAGCGACTACAACGGCAACTTCGCATGGTGCGACGCCGCGGTGTCCTACTGGGCAACGCAGGCAGGCGAACGCGACGCGGTGCTCTTCGGCACCGACTACGCGTACACCGTGTCGCACGCGCAGCGGTTCAAAAACGCCGGTCAGTGGACCGCCATGACGAACGGCATCGCGAAGAGCGGTATACGCCGCGGCGACATCGTGTTCTTCGACTGGGCCGGCTCGAGCGAGATCGGCAAGATCGATCACGTCGGCATCGTCACGTCGGTGTCGGGCGGCTACGTCTACACGATCGAGGGCAACACGCTGAACGTGTGCGCCCGTCGCGTTCGCGGCGTTAGGGAGATCGCCGGATTCGGCCGCCCGAAGTACAAGGCAGCGAGCGGCGGTTCATCGTCCGGCGCGACGTACACCGTCGAGGCGGGCGACACCCTCGGCGAGATCGCGGCCGCGCACGGCACGACCGTGGAGATCCTCGCCGACTTGAACGGGATCAAGGACCCGAACAAGCTCGGCGCAGGGCGGAAGCTCAAGTTGCCCGCGGGCGCCTCGACGGCGAAGGTCGTGAGCCTCGCGAAATTGATCAAGGCGTTCAAGGCCGACGCTCCGAAGTCGGGCACGCCCGTGTCGTACGCCCCGGTCGAGTACGTCGAGGACGCCCTCGTATCCGAAGGGCTGCTCTCGTCCCGGTACGCCGACGGGCACGCCGGCACCGCGACGCGCAGCGCCTACTCGCTCTATCAGCAGCGGCTCGGCTACCGCGGCACACAGCCCGGCGGCGACGCCGACGGCACGCCCGGTAAGAGCACGCTCACCACTCTCGGCAAGGCGCACGGGTTCACCGTCGTCGCCTGATCAGACAGGAAGTGCAGACCATGCTCAACAATCTCAGGTACGACGTTCTCGAGCGGGCCGGCTGGACCGGTGCAGAGGCGGCGCTCGCGATCCTGATCACCGATCTCGCGAACGTGTCCGTGTGGTGGGCGGCGCCCGTCGGGCTCGTCCTCGCTTCGGCGAAGGGGTGGATCGCCGGTCGGCTCGGCCGCATCGGGACCGGCTCGACCCTGCCCGAATCGAGGGACCCGGCGACGCCGATGCGCACGGTCGGGCTCGGCCCCGGCGCGGGATCGCCCGACGGTCCCCTCGCTCAGTAAGGGGAGTTCACTCACCCCGGATCATCGGAGGTACGCGCGTGGACGCTGCGACGCTCGGCGCCGTCGGCACGATCGTCGTCGGGCTCGCAGCGGCCGCGGCCGCCATCGTTGGGGCGCGGGGCGCGAACAGCGCCTCGCAATCCGGCGCCGTACTCGGCGGCTACTCGACGCTCGTCGACAACCTGCAAGAAGAGCGGGACAAGCTCGCGGCGAAGATCGCTGAGAACGAGCGGCTGCTCGCCGCGGCGTACGCCGAGCTCGCCGGCGAGCGAGCCGATAAGGCACGGCTACAAACCGAGATCACGTCGCTCACAACCGAGAACAGCCGGCTGCGCGAGCGCATCGTCGAGCTAGGGGGGCAACCCACGTGACACGCGCTCAGGCTGCCCTCGCGCACCGGTGGCGATCGTTCGCCGTCGCCGCGGTGTTGCTCGTCCTCGCAGGCGCGATCGTGCTCGTGTGGCTACGGATCGACGACGCCGACCAACGCGCCGCCGGGCTCGCGACGGAAGCAAACGCCCGCGGCGACGCAGTGACGACTCTCGCCGGCGACGTGCGCGTGCTGCGGGCGCAGATCAAAGCCAAGGGCGGGACACCGGCCGCGCCGGACCCTGCCCGCGCGGTCGAGGATCTGCCCGACCGGGCGAAGGTGCCGGTACCGATCCCGGGACCGGCCGGACCGCGGGGCGCCCGCGGCGAGCAAGGCGACCAGGGCGAGCCCGGTAAGCCCGGCGCAACACCGGATACGGTCCCCGGGCCGAGCGGCGCGAAGGGCGACCAGGGCGAACCGGGCGCCACCGTGACCGGCCCCCCGGGGCCGGCCGGACCGCCGGGCGCCGATGGTAAAGACGGCACGAACGGACGCGACGGCGCAGACGGCGCCGACGGGAAGAGCGGGCAGACATGCCCCGACGGCTACTCGCTACAGGCACCCGACTACGACCCCGACGCTCTCGTGTGCCGACGGGACGGAGCGCCACCACCCGAGGACCCCTCACCGACCCCGAGTCCGAGCGCTCTCGGGCTGCCGACGGAACGCCGTCGCTCGTGAACTGAGCCTCATATCGCGCCCCTGTCTGGCCTCACGGCCGGATGGGGGCGCTTTTCGTCGTTCCTGGTCCGGAACGGAGCGACCCCCGTCGAGATGAGTCGACGAGGGTCGTTGAGTGCTCCCCGAAGGGGCTGCATCCCAGTATGACCCACGCGCCCGACAATGCGCAGTCGTACGCTGGGTGTTGAGTGCTCTCACCCGACAAGGGGAACCCACGCATGAATCTGAATGGATTGACCACCGGGGAGCGGATCAAGTTCTACCGAACGCGCGCCGGTAAGACGCAAGCAGCAGTCGCCGGGCTCGTCGCCCGTTCCGAGGACTGGCTCAGCAAGGTCGAGCGCAACGTACACAGCATCGACTCACTGAGCATGTTGATCGCAATCGGCCGGGAACTCGGGCTCGACAACGTCGCCGACCTAGTCGGCCCGGCGATCGACTTGAGCCTCGCCGGGAGCGCCGAACACCCTTCGGTGCCGATGATCCGACGCACCCTCAACACACCGCCGTCGCTGCTCGGTATCGGGCTGCCCGGCGAGGATCTCACCGCGGCGCAGCTCGCCGAACGAGTCGTCGAGGCATGGGGCATCTACGAGAAGGAGACGGAGCGCTACGGACCCGTCGGCGCCATGCTGCCGGGACTGCTCGCCGAGACATACGCGACCCTGCGCAGGACGACCGGCGAGGACGAGCTCGAGGCGACCCGGGCGCTCGTCTCACTGCTGCACCTGCACCAGGTGTTCTTGCGCCGGGTCGGTGAGCGCAAGCTGTCGCTACGCGCAGCCGACCGCGCGATGCAGATCGCGGACGAGACAGGCGACCCGGCGCTGATCGCCGCGGCGGCGTGGAACGTGTGCGGCATCCTCACCTCGAGCGGCGAGGTCGGCGACTCGCTCGACCTCGCCCGCAGCACGATCGCGCACTGCCGACCCGGCGAGGACGCAACACCCGAGCACCTCTCGGCGTACGGCGCGCTGCACCTCGCCGCGGTGATCGCCGCCGTCCGCGACAGCAAAGCTCCGACGGCATGGGACCTACTTCGCGAGGCGGACACGGTCGCTGGGCGGCTCGGATCGGACCGGAACGACTTCCACACCTCGTTTGGGCCGACGAACGTGAGCATGCACGGCGTGCACCTCGCGGCCGAAGAGGGCGACGTCGTCGAGGCGCTGCGCCTCGCCGACGACGTGACCGTTCCCGATCCGGGCGGCGTGCTGCCGCTCGAGCGCACGACGCGGTATCTCGTCGAGGTGATGCACGCGAACCGCGTGAACGGCGATCAGTACGCCACGCTGCACATGCTGCGACAGATCATGGAAGCGTCACCCGAAGAGATCAAATACTTCCCCCTCGTCCGCGAGGCAGTGCAGTCGCTCTTGAAGCGACCGCGGCCGCACATGCACAAGGAACTGCACGAAATCGCTGAACACGTAGGTGTGCTCGCGTAGTTGGCCACCCGGAACCAGAGGCGACCCGGAACCAGATTCCGGGTCGCCTCTGCATGTTCGCTCTACGGTCCGTGACATGACGACGACTCAGCGAACTTGCCGAGGGGTGACGTTGACCGCCAACCCTTCGCAGGGCGTACGCATCGTGCGGGACGGATCGTTAGAGACGACCAACGCCGGCCGCTTCGCGCTGCCGCTGTCGGTCACGCAGAACGGCACCGAGCTCGGGGTCGGTCGGCTGATCTTGACATTCGATACTGCCGCCGAGCTGCACGCCGAGCTCGGGCGCATGCTCGCCGAGTCGATCCCCCCGACTACTCCGGATGAGCGGAGCGAGACGTGACCACGAACGAGGCGCTGCCACAGCGCACGCCGGCACACAGCACACAAGACAGAATCCGACGCGCGAACCTAGCGGACGCCGCAGGAGGGTTCGACGGGTTCGTGCCCCTCGAATGGCTCAAGATGAGCGGCGCCCCCGTGAGCGAAACACTCATCGCGTGGAGTCAGGGGAAGCTCGCTGAGATCCCCGCGGGGGTGCAGTGGGATGTCGTACAGATGGAGCGTCGCCGCGGTTGGCGAACCGTGACGGCGCTGCGGACCGCCGGCGCGACCATCGGCCCCGTGTTGCACAGCGAGTCACACATCGAGGTACTCGTGCCCTTGGGCTCGGCCGCCGACTGGGACCAGGACGGCGCGACCGTACTCGGCCCGGGAGAAGCGTTGCTCGTGCCGCACCCTGCCGTCATCGCTCCCCACACACAGAACGCGCGGTCGTGGATCGTCGCTCCGAAAGGCGCGGTGTTCACGGACGGCGCCGCCCTGTACGAGGCGTACGCCGCCGCGGGCGCGAACATGTCCATGGGCGGCACCCGATGAACGCGGGCAGAGTGGCACACGCAGAGATTGCCCCGCCAGCACCGTCGACAGGGCTGATCCTCTCGCTCACGGTCCGTACGTCGCTCGAGCACACTGCCGAGGGGAAGATGTTCGGCGTCGTGATGCTCACCTATCCGGCACCGCAGTTCGGCGAGGTCGATCAAGACGACGTCGAGCTCAAGATGCGAGGCGTCGCAGCATCCCTTGGCGCCGCTCCCTATGGCGGGCCCGTGCCTACCGTCGGCGCGCGTATCCACATGCAGGGCGCAGACGCGGCACTGTGGTTCAAGGGCTGCGACTTCGGTCTGCGGCTCAAACATCCCCGATGGGCGTCCGCGGCCGCACGTCTCGACGAAGTGCTGCTCGTCGTCGGGCTCGCGGAATTGTCGCCGGGGGCGACCCGGGCCGAGGTAGACGAGTACAGAGTGCACCTAGCTACGAACCGCGATCTGTACGTTGCCCGAACACAGATCGCCCCGCCGAACGCTGTCCACGATTGCGTTGCTGCCGCTTTGAGGCGGTGCCTGTGAGCACGGCACCGAGCCGGCCCGGCGTCGTACCGCACATCGCGTCGTGGTCCGCTGAGAATCTGCCCAAGAATCTTCCCGAGCCGGTCATCGCCTTCGCCGGCGTGGGCGGCATCGCATACCCCGACGAGACCCCCGAGGACCGCGACGATCGCGGCGTGCTCTGGCGTCGGCAAGGAGACGCGCAGGGCGAGGGCAAGGCACAGTACGGCAAGGTGCACGGCCCGCGGCAGCGCGAAGTGATGCACCGGCTCCTCTGCCAGGTATGCGGCGGGCCCGCGGATCGTGACGACCGCGGCATGCTGTGGCTGCTCGAGGACAACCGAACCGACTGGAAAGACTGGCCGGAGAATCTACTCACGGCTCACCCTCCCGTGTGCCTCCCTTGCGCCCGTCAAGCGGTTGTCGACTGCCCGCATCTACTGAAGGGTTCCGTCGCCGTGCGAGTCGCTGCGAGCGACGTCTGCGCGGTCTACGGCATGGTCTATTCGCCGGCCGGGCTGCGCCCGATGCCTCTGCATCTTGACGTCGTCGCCTACGGCGGCCGGATGGCGCCGTGGGTCCTCGCCGGGCAGCTCGTGCGCGGGCTGAACGGCTGCACGATCGTCGACCTTCGGGCAGAGCTCGACGGTCGGCACTGAGACAGGGGCGGTCCGTCATGACGCGCTCTGACGGTCCGCCTCGCACCGCCTCCCCTTCGCGGGGAGATACGAAGCCCGTCCACGTCACCCCGAAGGAATCTCACCGATGGTCACTCAGAACGCCGAGCGCTGTACTGCCCCGGTTCAGGCAGAGGTGTGCGGAGGCTGCCCCGGAACCGACAGATCGTCGTGTTGCCGCAGGGGCGGCGGTCCGATGCTGGCCGCCGGTCACCGATCGGTCGACGACGGTCAAGCCGACGCCACCGGTCGGCACTGAGACAGGGGCGCTCGGCGGTTGATCCCCCGATCCTGCCGGGCGCCCCGTTGCATTCCCCGGGGATATGCCATTGCGGAATCGTGTCTACTACATCCAATGTAGTGAACGAAGGCAACCACCCCCCGACCTGAGCCGACGCGGCAGGCAGCTTCGCGCGAGGTGTGCCGTTCCGTTCCGATGACGGAGTCGCGTCGTGACGCCGCCCCGAGCCCCTACAGTGGGCCCGGGGCGGTCGTCGTCTGGGCCCGTGATGCGCCGTCAGTATCCGGCCAAGATGGCGGCGAAATGACACCAAGCGCTTCGGCAAATTTCGTTCACGCGCGACCGGCAAAGACGCAGGTGAGCACATCGCACAAGCCCTGACACCTTCTAAGCGCTTGGCCGCAGGTTCGAGTCCTGCCGGGGGCGCCAACAGCCTCTCCCGCACGACCGGCAGCGCCGCGCCTCTCCGCGGTGCCCCGCGCCCGCTTGCCGACGGCAGTTCTACAATGAGGCCCCACGCCGCCGACCTGGGGTTTCCGCGCGTGGCCTGGCAGGGACCGGAGAGGTTGCGAGCGAGCTTGAGATCCGCTACCCACACTGACCGCGAACCGCGAACCGCGAACCGCGAACCGCGAACCGCGAACCGCGAACCGCGAACCGCGAACCGCGAACCGCGAACCGCGTAACCCGCGCTGAGCGCGAGGGGGCTCGGGGTGGCCGCGCGGTCCGCTGACATTCCGTTCCTGCGCGCCCCCGTCGGGCACGACGCCCACCGCTGGAGCACGTTCCCCGGTGAACGCAGGCTCGTCGTCGCCACGCGCACCCTCACGTCGACGATCCGCGTCCTGGAGACGCTGCCCTCGGTGCTGCGCGCGGACCCCCGGGTGACGGTCGTCTTCGCGCACGACCCGACGTCCGCCTTCGGCGACGGCTCGCTCGATCTGCTGTACGACTCGGGGTGCCGTGTCATGCCGTGGGACCAGTTGGCCCACATCGACCCCGACCTGATCCTCAGCGCGAGCGAGAACATCGAGGTGCCGGAAGGTAACTGCCCGGTCCTCGTGCTCCCGCACGGCATCGGTTTCCAGAAGTACGTGCCCGACTCCCGCGCCCCCCGCAGCCGTCTGTCCGGCGTGGCACCCGACGCGCTCCTCGAAGCGGGCCGGGCCTGGACGGCCGTATCGCATCCGGAACAGGAGCGGCAGTTGCTCGCCGCGCACCCGAAGAGCGCCGGACGCACCCTGCTCATCGGCGATCCCTGCCTCGACGAACTGCTCGTCAGCGCGGACCGGCGTGACGACTACCGGCGCGCGCTCGGGGTCGCCGACGGCCAGCGCCTGGTGCTGGTCAGCTCGACGTGGGGGCCGACCTCTCTCATCGGCCGCGACCCCGGGCTGCCCGCGCGTCTCCTCGCCGGTCTGCCCTGGGACGAGTACCGCGTCGCGCTGGTACTGCATCCGAACGTATGGGCGGCCCATGGCGCCTGGTACCTCCGCGCCCTTCAAGCCGAGGCGCTCGACGCCGGTCTCCTGCTGATTCCGCCGGTGCACGACTGGCGCCCCGCGCTCGTGGCCGCCGACACCGTCATCGGCGACCACGGCTCGGTCACGCTGTACGGCGCCGCGCTGGGCAAGCCCCTGGCCCTCGCCGCATACGGGACGGACGCCGTGCCCGGCACCGCGGGCGCCGACCTGGCGGGGCTCGCCCCCCGCTTCGACCCCGAGGGCAGCCCGCTGCGGCAGATCGAGGCCCTCGTACGAGACCACGCGGACGAGCCCGAGCGGTACGCCCCGGTGGCCGCCCGCGCCTTCGACGCGCCCGGCACCGCGCTCGCCCGGCTGCGTACCGCTCTGTACGACCTGCTCCGGCTGGAGCCGCCCGCGGCCGCCACCCCGCCCGCCCCGCTCGCGCTCACGGCACCCGCCAAGTCCGGGGCGGCTGTCGCCTCCTGGGTGGTCGGCTCCCACATGGAGGCCGACGCCGGTGGCCGGGTCACTGTGCGCGTCAGCCGTGTTCCCGCCGCGGTCGCCGACGTACGGGGCGAGGAGGAGGGGGACCTCGACTCGCATCTCCGCGCCCAGTACTCGCATCTCCGCGCCCAGTACTCGCACCTCTGCGTCCGGCCTGACGAGGAACGCGACCGGCGGCTGACCGAGAGCGCCTCCGTCCTGGTGGCCTCCGCCCCCGCGCCCACACAGGTCGCGGCCCTGCGCTGGGTGCGTGACGCGCTGGCCGACCGGCCCGGAAGTCTGCTGGCCGCGACCGCGCTCTCCTCCGGGGAGTGCCTGGTGGCCCTCCGCGACGGCCGGACCGTCCTGGCGCGGGCCGCCTCGGGTTCCATGGACGCCGGGCTGGTCGCCGCGGTCGTCTACACCTTGCTCCGGGCAGGCCGCCCGACGGCCGACGGCCCGGTGACACTGCGCGTCGGCGACACGCGGAGCGACATCGAGCTGCTGCGCCCAAGTGCCCCACTACACACCCCTCCTTGATCACACTACGGTGGTCGTCGACACGCAGGCCGACGCTGATACGGCAGCCCGGCCGGTACGTGAAGGGGGCGGCCCGGTGGCAGTCGAGGTGGCGGCGATCGCCGCGTCGGGGGCGACGACCACGCTGGTCGGTCTCGCGGTCACCGACGCGTGGACGCGTACGCGGACCCTGCTCACCCGGCTGTTCAGCCGACGGCAGGAGGGCGCGGGCACGGAGGACTCCGACACCGAGGACGAGCAGCTCCGGACCGCCGTGGAGCAGGTGGCGGCGGCGCTGCGGTCGGAGGACCAGCACCGTCTGGGGGACGCCACGGACCGGCTGCGGCGCAGGCTGCGGCACGCGCTGCGGGAGGAGTCCGAGACGGCGCGGGAACTCGTCGTACTGCTGCGCGAGTTGCATGAGGAGGGCGAGCAGGGGTCCGCCTCCGCGGCGGCCCGCGCCACGCCTCCCGCGCAGGCGCTGACCGGCATCTCCTATGACGTACCGCCCGCGCCGCGCCCCGACGGGCCACCCTCCCAAGTCCCGTCGCTCCAAACCCGTTTCATCAACCGGACCGTGGAGATCGCCGACCTGTCCGGCGCCGGGGCGAGCGGCGCGGCGGGCGACACCGCCGCCGTCTCGCACGTCGACGTGCGCGTGCTCGCCGGGCCGCCGGGGGTCGGCAAGTCCGCCCTGGCCCGGCACTGGGCACACACGATGCGGGAGCGGTTTCCCGACGGGCGCCTCTACGTCGACTTCGCGGCGCTGCGCGCCCGTGCGGGCGGGGACGCGGACGCGGGCAGGAGCGGGGGCACGGGCGGGAGCGGGGGTGCGGACGTGACGGACGCCGTCGGCCACTGCCTGCGGTCCCTCGGCGTCGACGAGACACTCCTGCCGCCGTCCCTCGCCGAGCGGACCGCGCTCTTCCGTAGTCGTACGTCCGCGTTGCGGATGCTGCTCGTGCTGGATGACGTGACCGCGCCCGCGCAGGTGCGGGCCCTGATTCCGCAGGGGCCCGGCAGTGCCGTGCTCGCCACGAGCACCGCGCGGCTCGGCGAACTCGCCCTCGACGGCGCCCGGCCGCTGTCCCTGGAGCCCCTCACCCAGGACGCCGCGCTGCTCCTGCTGGCCGACCGGTGCGGCGAGGAGCGCGTCGCCGCCGATCCGGACGCGGCCCGCCGCGTGGCCGACCTGTGTTCCGGGCTCCCGGTCGCCCTCCACGTGGCGGCGGCACGCCTGGTGAACGACCGCCACCTCACCCTGGGGGCGCTCGCCGCCGAACTGGACGACGAGAAGCGCCGGTTGCCGGCGCTCAGCGTGGGAGGCGAGTCACCGGTCTCCGCCGTCCTGGACGCCTCCTATCGGCAGCTGACGCCGGAGCTGGCGCGCGGCTACCGGCTTCTCGGCCTCCTTCCCGGCCACTGCTTCGACGCGGCGACGGCCGCCGCCGCGCTCGGCTCCGACGTGGGCGCCGCCCAGCTGCTTCTCGACGTCCTGGAGGACATGAGCCTCCTTGAGACGGCGGAGGACCGCCGCTATCGGTTCCACGGACTCGTACGTGCCCATGCCCGCGCCCGCGCGTCGGCCGAGGAGCCTGAGAGCGCCGCATCCGACGTCGTACGGCGTGTCCTGACGCACTATCTGGCGCTCACCGCGTTCGCCGACCGCGCGGTGCGTGCCGACCGGACGCGTGTCGCCGATCTCCGTCCTCTCCTGGAGGGGCGGGCGGACCCGTTCGCGGCGCGTGGCGGTCCCGGGCCGCTGGAGTGGCTGGAGGCCGAGCGGGCCAACATCATGGCGGTGCTCCGCGCCGCCGGGGCGCACCGGCTGTACACCCAGGGGTGGCAGCTGGCGGAGTGCTTCACCGTGCTGTTCCTGCACCACCGGCATCTGGGCGACTGGCGGGAGTCGCTGGAGCTGGGTGCCCGGTACGCGCAGGCCTCGGTCGCCCCGGCGGCCGAGGCACGGCTGCGCAGCCTGCTTTCGCGCCCGCTCATGGACCTCGGTGAACACGCGGCGGCCGAGCGGGAGTTGACGGCGGCCCTGGCCTGCGCCGAGGTGTCCGGCGACACGGTGCTGCTCGCGTCCGCGCTGGAGTTCTCCGGGCGCTACTGGGACCGGTTCGACCCGGCACGCGCGATCGCGGCGTACGAACGTTCCATGGAGCTGAACGCGCGGGCCGGCGAGGTGCGCGGGGCCGCGATCGCCGCCTTCTTCCTCGGGCGCGCCCAGGACGCGAACGGCGAGCCCGCCCAGGCGCTCGCCACGCTCCGGCGGGCCCGCGCGGACCTGCTTGCCCTGCGCGACCCCGATCACCGCATGGCGGCCCGGGCCCACGCCGCGCTCGGCCGGGCCCTTGCCCACCTGGGCCGCACCGAGGAAGCCGTCCCCGCGCTGCGGGAGGCCGCGGGGGCGCTGCGGGAGCGCGAGGCGTACGCGTACGAGGCCGAGGCACTCCTTGACCTGGCCTCCCTCGCCGAACGCCCCGGCGCCGACCGCTCCCGCCTGCGGGAGGACCTGGCCAGGGCCCTGGCCATCCACGAGGAGATGGGCAGCCCCCGCGCCGAGGAACTGCGCGAACGGCTCCGCACGGCCTGA